CAAGTTCTCCAAAGAAATGGCTCATTTTACCAATAAAGAATTTTGCCTTTGGGTATATCTTCGAAACTTCCTTTTTTGTTTCAGCATCATTTACTTTAGTATCATATGACTTAACAAATTTAGCTTCATTTACTTCAACAGATTCAAACTTTTTAATATTCTTCATAATTTTTTTAATATCTTTATCTCCTATCTTTGCATATATAGCATTAGGAAAAGAATTACCAATCGCAGCATTAACAACATCACCATTAGGTCTTACAACATAACTCCCACCTTCATATTTTTCTCCATCCATTGATATTTCAAAACCGGCACCACGACCTGCATCATATTCCATATCATGGACTTCTGCTTTAACTCTATCAGCTTTTGCAATTGCCTTTGCTATTAAATCCGCTACATTTTTTACTTCATCTTCAGAAAAATTAAATTTAGCTTCATTAACTTTACTTTCATTAGCAAAATTATATTCCATATCTTCAGCCCAATCATCTACACTAAAACTTCCGTAATCTTTAAAGAATTTTCTAGCATTTCTTTTTGCTATTCTTTCTATTGATTGAACGTAATCTTTCATCCATCTCATTGGAAGGTTAACTTGCTTAGCAGCTGCATCAATATCTAACATGATTTCCCCGTAAGGTGATGATCTTTTTTCATCTAAAGATTCACCTTTCATTTCGGCTTTGCTCATTTCTTTAGCTTTAGCCTTAAGTTCTTTAAACTCATCCTTAATCTTTTTATCTTTACCAATATATCTTTCTAAACCCCAATTAGGTGCAGCACTAAATAATTTATAAAAAGGTAAAGCTCCAAACTTTTTACCGTATGTAGATTGTTTTAACCACATTAAAAAAGCATCAGCCATTTCTTTGGATAATTTAATACCTTCTACTTCAGATGCATTTCCTTTTACAACATCTTTAAGAAGCCTATCAGCAGAAGCTCTTCTTTCTAGGATAGAACCTACAGCTTCATCTATTCTTTTTAAATTTTTCATTATATGGTTTTCTTTTTTTATATATTACCTACCAAGGATTAGTACTCTTTAATCCTAATTGCTTTCCAAATAGACTTGGCCCATAACATGCCCAAAAGCCTGCTTTATTTGGATCCATCTTTTTCTTTTGATCACACTGGTGTCTTGCCCAAAAACTAGCAGCTGCACCTGGATCATCGTTCTTTACAGATAATTTAGGATCTCCCCATTCAATCTTCTTTGCAACAATCTTTCCTGTTTCTTTATCAGTTCTTCCACTATTACGATAAACAATAAACTTCCTATTACCGCCTCTTTCTGGTGAATCTAATTTAACATCTTTTGTTCTTCCAGATTTACGATCTTTGTAAATTGCTTTCTTTCCTACTTCAAGGTTCTTAGCCATAAATCCGCTTTTACCTTTTAATACTAGATTTCCTTTATCCCAATATTGTTTAGCTTCTTCAAATAATTTACTATGAGCGTCAGATCCTAAACGAAAAACACTATCATCTAAACCTATACCATTATCTACATGATACTTGAGTTCTTCAGATACGTTTTTAAAATCAGTAAAGCCTTTTATAAATTTCATTACTTAGGTAAACCTGTTGTTTTTAATTTCTTATCTTCACCTTTCTTTATTACTTCTTTAGCAATATCAGCATCAGCTCCAAATTTTCCTTTAGGTCCATTCTTTTTAGGATCGTCTAATGGTCTACCCCAAGTTCCTGGGGCTTTAGTTAAAAATGAATTAACTCTAGCATAACCCCATTGTTCTTGCCCAGCACCTGGTCTATGTCCACTCTTCCATGCAGCCATACCTCTTCTCATTACTAATCTTAATAAAGGTAATGATACTCCAGTTTGATCTGCTTTCTTTTTAAGTCCAGTTTCAATACCTTTTCCTTTTATAGGGCCACGATCCCCACCAGCCTTTTCATCTAATGATTCTCCTAAACCTTCAGAGTAAAGTTCTTTTAACCAATTATCTAAATCTTTATTAGGTTTAACTTTATCACTAAATTCTTTATAAAATCTTTTCTTAAAATCAGCAAAGTTTTTAGCTTCTTCCATCATTATATGTAATTCACTCATTACACCTTCATTGGTAACCATTTCTTCTAGAGCTTCATCAGCATATAAATCATCAAATGCTTTTGTATGTTTAGATTTCTTTAAAAGTTTTTTGCCTTTAGTATCACCTGGCATTTCTTTATAAGCATCTGGATCATCATCAGACATCTTAGATTGTTTTGCCATTTGATCTACTTTATCACGAGCGGTTGATGTAGATATACCTTTATAATAGCCATCGCCTTCAATTTTATCTTCAAAGGATTCTTTCTCCTTTTTCTTTTCTAATAAAAATTCTGTATATTTTTTAATGAATTCCATTAGTCCATTCTATGTTTTTCAAGCCTAGCATCAATCTTTGCTTTCTTAGCTTTTAATTTAGCATATTCTTTTTCTTGCTTCATCATAATAGAACCATACTTATCAGCAATCTTGCCACCTTCTGGTTCAGCCTCTTGTTCCATGTCTCTAAGTGTTTGAGCCATTTCTTCAGTTAAATCTCTAAGTTCTTGTTCTATATACCTTTGATCATCTAATAAATCCATATACTTATCAAAGCTTAACCTACGTGATTTTGCTTTAGCTGGTTTAAATTTAGGTAATTCTCTTCGAGTTGCTCTAAACGCCATTAATACTGGATCATTCATATCAGTAGCTTCATTAACTTCTAATATATCAGTAGAATCAAATTCGTTATCTTTTAACTTTTTCAATAACTCTTTGTCATTCTTGGCATCAAAATCATAATCAGCTTCTCCACTAACAACTACATAGTATCCTTTTCCTTTTTTATAAATCTCAGCATTAGAACCTTGTCCATCAGAAGTAGATCCGATATGATTTTTTGAATTATATGTTGCTTCATTAACATTTTCAAAAGCTGAACCAATATCTTTTCCATTAAGAACATCCTTACATTTTTTATTAAATTGCTTTAATTTTTTAGTAGCGTCTCCTGCATAACCATCTTGCATTAATTCAATAGCCATATCTAACCAACTTGCTATAGTTCCAGCATATTCATCATCTATTCTATCAAACTTATCAGATAAATCTAGTAATGCATCTTCGCCAGCCTTTTTAGTAATAGTTGAACCTATCTTTAATAGTGGCTTTAACCCTCGTGCTAATTTTTCGGTGATTAATGATTTTTTAAATTCAGAGTATTCATTTATATGTTTCATAATTACCAAGCATAATTTTTAGCCTTTACTGCTCTGGCTCTATCTTGAATTCTTTTAGCATAATTCTTTACTTCTCTTGCATGCCAGTTATCTTCTCTACCATCAGCTTTTGCTTCTTTATCTTGTCTTTCATAATCCTTATATCTTTGGTAATCATCTAAAAGATTTTTAATGTAATTAGCACCATCAGTTATCTTAATACTTCTTCCTCTTGGATCTTCACCAATAGTAAGGTTTCCGAATTTATCCATAGTGCCAGCCTTTAATGCATCGGATATATGTTGATTTAATAATTCAATAGAATCTTTAACTGATTTATCAACATCAGTCATTGCAGCTCTATCAGTTAAGATAGCATTATACCTTGCTTGATTTTCTTTTTTAATAGATTTAGCATCTTTTAATGCAGTTGCACCTGATTTAGCATTGGCACGATCTGATTTTAATCCACTTACATCGTACTTGTCTCTTAAACTATCTAAGTCTAAAACATAAACACGAGTTGCAGCATCAATAAGATTCTTTCTTGTTACTTTAGCCGCAGGTCTACCTTCCCATCCATTATATAAAGAATTAGTGTCATAATCTTTTGCAAGAATTCCATATCTTTCTTCAGTTCCTTTTCTATGTCTACTGTATGAAGATCCTCTGTCCATCGCAAAACCATGATACATTCCAATTCCTCCTCTAATAACAGAAAGTACTACTCCATATTTAGAAATGTTACCTAATGATAATGCACTCGGTAAATATTTTTTGTTTGCCTTTGCCCATTTAATAAATCCTGGATCTGCATCAACAAAGAATCCTACTTTATTTGGATTCTTAGCATCGCCACCTTTCCAATAAGCTTCCGGTGTAGTTGTAGTAAAATCAGCATCTGAAATTTTGTCTAGGGCAAGATTAGCAAATTTTTGCATATCTTTTGCAATACCGCCTCTCCATCTTGAACCCCCATCTTGTGCAGCAAATTGTCTTAGTATATCTGAACTGAATCTTTCGGTAATTAATTCAGTTTCTAGAGACTCTTTAAATAATTTATAGTCTTTAAAATGTTCCATGTTAAATAGTTTGTTTTCTTTATTTATTCAACAAGGATGGAGTTATTTTTTGATTTCCTCTACTCCTAAATGTTGTTGAATTATTTTAACGATTTCTTCATCTTGGCGAACTGTACCAAACTGCGCCCAATCATCATCTGAAAGAATAGAACCGACCTGTGAAGCCAGGCCGGTACTTGTGATTAATGCATCCACACCTCGTGTATACCAATCTCTTACTCTTATAACTCCACCACCTTTATATAAACGAACTACTTGTTCATTATCAATATATCTTTTGTGGAATCCCATACTTAAACAGTTTCTACAACTGGATCAACTTCATCCATTAGATTATTTAATTCATCTTCAGCTGCATTGTACTCATCAATTGCAACATCAAGAATAACATCTGGAGAATTAACTTCTTTATCCAATTCAGCCATGTGAGCATGATTTTCTCTAAGTCCTTTATTATCTTCATGAACTTTATTTACTACATCAGCAAGATCTTTACCAAATGCAGCCATCATTTCTACAAAATCACGTGCAGCAAAGAATCCTTTACCTTTCATTGAAGTAATCATTGTCCAAAAGATTGTAATACTCGTACCTCTTAATTTAACAATACCATCCCAGTCTTTTTCTCTAACTACAGATTGTTGTTCTTTTAAATTAGAATATAACATAATTAAACCTGTTGCAGTTGTATGACCCCAATCAGCTTCTTTTTCTAAAAACTTCATTATTTGTTTATAAAGTTTTGCTGTTCCTACTGGAATATCATATTCATTAGTTTGAAGAGATCTTAATAAATCTTCATTCTTTTTTAATGCAGCTTTTTTATCAGCAATGATTTCACTCATCTTACGAGGATTTTCATTAATGATTTCTGCTTTTAACCTTGCTTGACCTTCTGGCCCATCATATTTATCATGAGAATGATCTGTAATATTTACGATCTTTCCAGTATCCTTATTTAGTACTTGCTTTGCCATCTTTTAAATTATTTGTTTTTGTTTTTGTTTTAGGTTTCGGCGTTGCTGCCTGAAATTCTTTATTAATATTTCCACATTTACTACACTCCATTGTATCTAAAGGTAATAACCTATCTTGGCCATCTGGTGAAATAAACCTGCTTACCTTTCTTAAAAAGAAAGCTGGTCTAAATACATTATGGCCACATTCATCACAAACTATTTCTAGTGTTGAATCAATGTCTATGTTCATTTGTTTACCATCCATTGCCATTATTTAATTATATTGATTTATTCTTTTTTGTTTTAACTTTATTAATTTCACTTAATTTATATTCAGAATCAATATGATTACTATTTACATGATCCCATAGTGAAAGGCTAGGATGATCAGGAAATTTAGGATGAGGTTGGTTTTTAGCCCATCTCTTAGCTTTAACAAAACCTTCTGGTGAATATTCAAATTTGCCTTTATGCTTTGGTAAAAACCAAGATTTAACTTTCCTAACTATTTTATGTATAATATCCATTTATTATTATATGTAATTTTTAAGTTTAGTTTAAGTATGTTCTTACAAAATCTAAATCTTTTTGTGTATCTATTCCTTTATATAAACCAGCTGCCCTGGCATAACTAAACTTAATTCCATTATCACCCCATCTTATTTGTTCTAAATTTTCTACAATTTCATTTGAGGTTTCAATCATTATATTTTTATTAATCCTTTCTGTCATTTCTCTACTAAATCCATAAATTCCAATATGTCTTTTAATGTATAAAGGTGATCCAAATAATGGACTTCTAGTAAACATTACTATTTCTTGTTGATCTAAGATAGCCTTTACAGTATTTCTATCCGATTTTTGTTTTTCAGTGATTTGGCCTACTAAGGTAGCTATTTTAGATTTATTCTTTTTTAAAGTACCTATGAGATCATTTATATCTTCTTCATTAATAATAGGCTCATCACCTTGAACATTAATTACAAAGCCATATTCATTCTTATAACTTTGATAGGCTTCTAAAACTCTATCAGTTCCCGTTGGATGATTAACATTAGTTAAAACTGATTCTCCTCTAAATAATTCAACAGCTTTTTGTATTGCAGGGCTGTCGGTTGCAACAATAACTTTATCAGCCCTAGATTTTTTTACAGCTTCGTAAACCCATTGGATCATAGGTTTACCGTTTATATCAGCAAGAGGTTTACCTGGTAATCTAGTTGATCCCCATCTTGCTGGAATAATTGCAATTACTTTAGACATTATCTTTGTAAATTAATTGTGAATTCATATTATCAATTCTTGTAAATAAATATCCTAATTTTTCAAAACCTTTAACTACTTCTGTTAGTTTAGATATATTTGCTAATTTATTATTTTCAAAAAATATTTTCCCTGGTCTAAATGTAGGTCTTTCAACTAAATCTTCTAATAAGTTTTTCATTATTACATGTTCATGGCCTTCGGTATCTAATTTAATAAGTTTAACACCTTTAATATTATTTTCTTTAGCTAAAGTTTTCCATGATTTAACTTGTATTTTACTAATAGTTATTATATCATTATAATTAATTTTTCGTAAATCACATTCTTGCTGAACTATAGCATGCGGTTGCCCAACACTATTTGACCCTCTTACCCAATCAGGTAGATTCCATTTTTTAAGATCTGATGGAGTAACCCAATGAATGTCCATTTCACCGTCTTTATCAGATATTGCTACATTTAACTTTTTTACATTTTTAACTTCTGGTAATCTATTTGAATAATAAGGTAAAGCTTCAACAGAAATACCTTTACCTGGATTTTCATTTAATATTATTGCATCAAAATCGCATGTTCCGATTTCTACAAAATCATAATATCCTTCATTTTGATGCATTAAGTTATATTCTAATTCCCAATTATTTTTAATAAAATCATCAAAAGTATCTTGTATTTGATCACTTAAAAATAAAAATCCAAAAAACTTGGTATTATCTAAATATTGATTAATTCCCTTTTTTCTAAGAGCATGTGCTAATATAGCATATTCATATCTTCCACTACCATCATTATAAGTTATGTCCGATAAAATATCATTATGAATAAAATAAGTACAATGTAAAGTATCTACTTTAATTAAGCCTTGATGTTTTCTCTGGCATATAGGATAATAATTAGAATTCTCTTGAAAATAACCATATTGAGTTGCTTCATTATGAAAATTAGCATACCACATTGTAGGGGATAGTTTTAGCATTGGCCCAGCAAACTTTAAAGATCTTAAATCATAAAAGTGTTGTAAAGTATCTTTAGTTATAAAGTTATCACAATCAGCTATAAAATAATGAGCTCTTTTTTCTTTTGCATAATCAATAGAACTTTGTCTTATGTCACCTAAAATTTTAAATCTTTCAATATTCCATTCATGTTCGCCATACTTTTTTAAACCTTCAAATATATTATCACTGTTATAATAAACAGACAAATATTTAGATCCATGTTCTTTTACAAATTTATCAAGAACGGTTTTAGTATTATCTTTATTATCATTAGTTCTAATCCAAAGATGTATTTTATTTTTATCATATGTTTGATTTAAAATACAATGTAGATAAAAATCTAAGCAGTAGCCTTTATCTTTAGCTAATATTGCTATAACTATTTCTTTCATATTTAATTGTCTAATTGATAATCATTAGGCGGTAATTCTTTTAATAAACTACCTGGAGGATATTTAGATTCCTCTTTGCTCTTTTGTCCTAAATAACCACTATGATGTCTTTTAGAATAATCTTCCTTTGTAAATTCTATTGCTTTCATTGTTTCAACTACAAGCAGATCACCCATAACAGTCATAAGAGTTGTTGAAATTGTAGGAGTTAATCCTAATGGGCAAATTTCTTCAGCATCGCCAATATGTAAACATATATCTGATTCTTTGCACAGTTCACTTTCTTTTTTACCTGTTATACTGATTATGTATACATGAGGATATATGTTTTTTGCTAACTTTATTAATTCTAAAATTTCTCTAGTCTTGCCTGAATTAGAAAGTAAGAGTAATACATCACCTTCTTGTAAAATTCCTAAATCTCCATGCTGTGCTTCACTAGGGTGTAAATAAACTGATGGTGTTCCAGTTGAACTAAACGTAGTTGAAATGTTTAAAGCAATTTGTCCAGCTTTACCCATTCCTGAAGTTACTAATTTATTACAGCCTTTAATTAAATCAACTGCACCTTTATAGTTATTATCTAAAGGAATATTACTTATAGCTTCTATTTCCTTTTGTATTAATTTTTTAATTGATTCTTTCATAATTATCTATATCTTATTGCATTTGTTGGTTCATACCATTCTTTTATTGAAGATGCTGGCATTGAATGATAACCTAATAATCTTTGAATATCATTATTAAAATCTGATTGCCTTTTTAAACCTATGGCTCTTGGATAATCTAAGAGTTGTTTATAATATGGTACTGATAAAGTTATAGGTATCGCTATTCTGTCATTTTGAGTTTTATTAATACCTGATGCATGATAAACATTTGAATTCCATATAATAATATCACCAGCTTTACCAGTCATATTAATACTATTTTCTTTCCAATATTCTTCACTAGGTGCTTCTTCTTTTAAATGAGACTTTGGTAATATTAAAGTTCCACCGTTCTCAATAGTAAAATCATGTACCATTATTAACATATTTAAAAGTATAGGAGTTGATCCTGAATAACCACTAATATCACGGTGTACCTTTTTATGAAACATTTTAGATTCAGAAGGTACATTATTTAAAGCAGTAAAGGAATTTAATATACAATCTCTTTTGAAGTAGTTATCCTCTAGATCCTTTATCAAGCCTCTATCTAACATTACTTGTAGAAACTCAATAAACAAATCATCGCTAGCTAAAACATTCATTGCAACACCATCTGATACAATACCATTATTATTTTCTTTTCTGATTTCAGAATGTTCTTTAAAGAGTTTTGGTAGTCTTTCTTTAAATTTATTAAGCCATTCATCATTAACCCAATTCCTAAGTATAGTATAACCTTCAGTTTCTAATGCAGTATGTTGAAATTTAAATTTATTCATTTTAAAAATTTTTCACCAGCTTTACGTGGGCGAATTATTTTAGCGGGATTACCATAAGCTAAAACATTATCTGGTAAATCCTTAACAACTAAACTGCCTGCACCTACTACAGAATTTTCTCCAATTTTAGTTCTATCAAAAACTGTTACACCTAAAGTAATAGCAGCAAATTCCCCTAACTCTACATAACCACCTGTTATTGAACCTGCTGATATACTGGCATAATCCCCAATAATACAATCATGCTCTACTTGAGCACCTGTTGCAAAGAATGTATGATCACCAACAGTTGCCCTAGGATTAAATATAACTCCAGCCATTGCTACAATACCTTCTCCAAATTTTACATGTTCACCTATTATACAAGATGGGTGAATTGCATTAAAAAATTTAAATTCAGGTACTAATTTTTTAACTTGTGATGCTACGTAGTATCTTGTCCAATTATCACCTATAGAAATTACAGCACCATGAATATCAAAAATAGGTATAAGATGCTTAATGTTTTCTTGTCGACCTATAATCTTATATCCAAACTTTTCAGTATTAAGTTTTTCTTGGGCATCAATTATACCAACGATATTATACTTACCTTGTTTGTGTATAATATCAATAGTGTAATGTGCTTGATCACCGCCACCAATTAAAACTATATTTTTCATTCTCTATTTATTATTATATGTAATTCTATTCATTTGTTTACCTTTTAAATGGGCAAGCATCATACAGCAAATCTAAATCTATCTCTATTTTGTAATCTTTAATTTTAGGATCTTTTACTATGTCGGCTAATTTACTTTCAGCTGTTACTTTAATAGGTTTTGTATCAGCCCTTTTCACTGATAAAAAATAATCTCTAAATTTAAAACCATCACCATACACTTTATCTGATAATTCTATCCAATAAGAAGGTATCCCATAAGAATCACCACAAACTATTCCATGTAATGAACTAGATAATATTACCTCGCATTTATTTACTTCATCTACAAAAGTATTAGTGTTAGTAGCTGTTGGGTGTATAACATTTACTGATTTATCTTTCTTTAATTGCTCTACCCATTCAGTATGATAATCTACATAGTGTGGAACAATACCATACTTATATTCTTTTAAAACATTAGGTTTATAAAATTTAGAATAAAGTAAAGCAGGATCTCCATAAATTTCCGGACATTCTATATTATGACTAAGTAGTATATTTCTTGTTAAGGGTCCTCTAACTGCATGTATTTTATTAGGTATATGTTTTAAACTAGCAGCAGAACTTATAAATCCTGTACCCCAAACTTCATAATTATCAGAACCTGGTGATTGTAAAATGCTTCCTATACAATAATACCTAAATGTTGAATTAGCTTCACTCGTATCTATTACATTAACTTTTCTTTTAGATATAGCTTCACATAAATCTTTATTTAATTCATCTCCCCAATTTCCGCTACCGCTCCAATAACATATATTAAGATCCTTCATTATAGGCATCTATTAATTCTTTAAAAAACCATTCACCAATTTTATCTTGGCTCAATTTATCTTCCCATAGATTCAAACAATTAGTCTTTATCTCTTGCATTTTTGCAGGATCTTTTAATAACTCTTTGGCAACATCCACAAAGTTTTTTGGATTCTTTTCAAATATACAATGAACACCATCTTCAAGTACAACATTATTACATAAAGGATAATCTTTTCCTAATGGTTCAGTTATCATAATGACACCTTCTTGTATAAATTCACCTATCTTCCATCCTAAATACGAAGATGCACTCCAAATAAACCCAAGCTTTGTATCTTTTAAAGAATTAGCATAAACATCCCTAGGCTTCATATGAACTACTGTATTATAGCCTTCTGTTGCCATACTGCGAGCCCCATTCATAAGTGTTAATCTAGCATTACTCCATGCTGGCCAATCCTTTGGATCTGGTGGTGTACCTGAATTGGTATGTCTCATTGTTGCCTGAACATCAATAGATCTATTTCTAGTTAATAAATCGTGCTTATTCCATTTATAATTAATTCCACCATTTCCTTCTACTGAAGTCCATGATCTCCATAATCCACAAGGAATAATTCTATCTAAGTATTTACTATCAATAGGAAGTTTTGTATAATCAATAATGTTAGGACTATAATGATATTTAAAAATCTTTTGATAATCATTAGCATTCATATGTTTAATATGTTGATCAACAAAATGGAATGCATCTTCATATACAATATACCCTATCGGTTTATCATTAACATATAGAGAATTGGCTGGAATAGAATCATCCTGGATTAAAATAAATCCTAAACGATCTGCAACATGCCTTAGTGCATTACGGAGTGCAAATGTATAGTGAAAATCAAAGTTAGCTCTTATTGTATACATATTTATTTTTATTTTATATTGAAAGTGGCCTACTCATATTTGATGATTCAGCTATTGTTTCATTGTAATTTTTAAAAGTTAGTGGTTGGTCATTATGAAAAAGCTTTGGTGTTGGTTTATTTTGACTATAAGTTTCTAATTGAAAAACATAATTATAGTTAGGATTTGTCATATTAAGATATTCTTTACATTTAGATGATAATGCCGTATCATTAAATCCTATTGTTTTTTCTTCATTTCTAATATGATTAATAATATCATGTTCATTCTTATAGGAAAGTCCTGAAGGCGTACCACCATTCCATATAGTTTTAATACCACGAATACCAAGACTTTGTACAGTATCAGATAAACCATCAAATCTAGTTAACCTTACACCAACAAATACCTTTTTGTAAACTTCTTTTAATTGATCTTTCGTATAACTGATAAAAGGAGGAATTGAAGAAGTGTATCTTGTATAAATTACATTAAGATGTGGAAAATTATCTTTTATTAATCTTGGAAGAATATGATAGCCATAAAAATTATCACTTTTACCAGATCCATAAAAATATACACTCTTACCTTTGGGGTATGACTGAACATTTTTAGTATTACTAACATTCCAAGGAAATTCTACATAATTAAGACCTAAATTATCTAAGTAAATGCTTATTAATTTAGAAGTAGATATAAAATAAAAATCTTTTTTGTTTTTAACCCATTCTAAATTATTTTGAATTGGCCTTATGTCATTATTAATAATCATAACGGCTGGACCTTTATGTTTCAGTATTACATGTTCAAGACATTGTGTAGAATAGAAAAAGGTTGGGGCATTTACATCTATATAAGGTTTTAATAAACCATTTAAAAGAAAGCCTTCTTCGTGAAAATGTTTAAAAATTTCAGGAATAAAATATTGTGTTATCATTTTTGAATATCTATAGCTTTAGTATTTTGATGATTTTCAATTGAAAAATCTTTATTATGTGTAATCCAATTTAAATGAGTATTCTCTTCTTTCATAAACATATGCCTGGATTGTAAACCAGACCATGCATCAATTATACTTCCAGTATCAATTGCAACTTTACCATATTCTTTTGCAACCCAAGGAATTAAACTCTTAACCCCATAACCTCCACCAAAGAAAATAATTGGAGCAGATACATTTCTTAATTCTGTTTGTATTCTTAGCCTAACATCAGAATGCCAAGTTTCTTTTCCACTTATATCTGTGTAGGTTACATTTACACCTAATATATCTTCTATTTTTCCAGCTTTAAACCTTTCTACATTAGGAGTTACAAAATGTACATCATTTCCTTGAATCATTTTTTTAATACTTTCTAAACTACCAAAAACTTTTTCCTTAGGAAATAAGCTACTAATTGTTTTAAGTTTATTAGGTTGAATGCCATATCTTTGTAAAATGTTATCTGTAATGGTATAATAATGAGTATTTCTTCCTGGAACCGTTAGACCTACATAATCAGCTTCTTTTATTGCATATTGTATTACTTCTCTAGCACTTCTTCTCCATTCTTTATGAATTGGAGATTGTATATAACAACTACAAGTGTTTGGTTTTAAAGCAGTAGGATTTACTGGAGCATGCGTTTTACATTTCCAAATGTTTTCTCTCCATTGAATTAAACATATTGAATGATGATGTGTTAGTTTTTGCTGTTCTCCTGCAAAATCATCAACATTTTTTAATATATGCATTTCACCATCTCCACATCTAATTACACTTAAGGGCTGCTTATGCTTTATTGCCTTTCGGATAGCCTGAACTAATTCTATATCACTAGTGTTTTGCTCTATTATATTCATTATCCTTGATTTACATTATTTTTAAATCTTCTGCTTGCTTGAAAATGTTCTATTACTGGAACTATATTAGGATACATACCTCTCATACTATCAAATATCATCGTATATTCTGGTGGAAGGTTCTTATATGTAAAGTTTGGATCATCTGCTTTCATTTGATTAATAACCGTATCTAAATTCCATTGCTCCATCCTATTAGATTCATTACCTTCATTTACATTTATATCTCTCCATAATTTACAAATGAGTTTTGTTCTTTCGTTATTCTCCATGTAAATAGTACCACTCAAACATTCATTCTTTCTCCACCTAAAGTCTTGCCATCTTACAGCTATGTCACAATTATAATTTTTAAATAAGTCTGGGCTTTGGTGAACTACTGCATCTACATCAACATAAAGTAATCTATGATTAGGGTGCTTAATTAACATATCTAACATAAAGCCTGCTTTAAATCTAGTATTGGCTTGCCAACTTCCTAATGTTTTAACTCCACTTATATCATAATTAAGTCCTAATTTATTTAAAGACTTAAATAATATTTTAGCTTCTTCTTCATACGGTGTATTTACTGTATAATAACCAACTATCATTAAATTATCTAAAGTGCTGTTATCATTAATAGGTTCATTTTCTTTCTTTAAACCTTCCTCAGCCATTACATCTTTAAATGATTCGGTTTTAATTAACATAGGAGATTGTGTTAATACACTTTGTGATGATAGATTAATAATCTGCTGACCTCCTTTGCGTTGTGATAATGATTGTAATAAAGTTTCTGCATAATCATTAACTCTTTTCTTAAATGATTGTTGATCTGCTTCTCTATATGAATGGTGAAAATGGCTTTGCCCTTCATTATTTAAATCAAAACCTAATAAGTATATTTTCTTATAGCCCATTAATAAAGCTAATTGAATTCCACAGTGTCCACTGTTTTCCCCATGAGAAAATGTTTCTATTGTATCACCAAATGGAATTTTATTGTATGATTGTATAACGCCGGTATACTTATATAAATCTTCATAAACAAAATGCCTACGAGTATCAATAATTTGATTATTTTTATATGCCATATACGGATGAGACATATTAGCTACAAAATAAGTGGCTCTTGTTTTCTGTTTTATTTTATCTAAAGGTAATGAAGCCTTTACAAAATATGAATAATCTGTGGTAATAAAATATGTAGGATTAGGAATATATTCAACTGCTTTATTAACAGCAATAGTATCAAATCCATTTAATTCAGTAAAATCAAAACCACTTAATGATGGCCCTCCTCCTACTATAAAACAAATATCACGATTTGCTTGTGGTAACGTTTCTGTTATAAAATTAATTGGATTATTTACACCTAATGAATTTTTATCATTAACTTGCCTATTAATTCTTTGCTGATGATTAAAGTTTCTCTTTTGAATATTTTGTTTCACATTATGAATTTTATTTAATGCGTCTGTTCTTACAGTAACTCTTGGAAACTGTTTTGGTTTATCTCCATAAGATTCTGGCTGTTGGACTATTCTTTTAATTTTTTTGCGTGCCATTGCTAATTTCTTTTTATTTTATATGTTAGGTTCTCACCTATAGTAAATTTTGGAATATTTATTGTATTAGATGTAGAAATGCTACCTTCTATAGGGTGTAATATTGTTTTTTCAGGATCTCTAGATTTTTCAAAGAACTCAAATTCTTTTATACCATTATGATCTTTAACATAACAATGCCCTAATTGATTTCTTTGTTTTACTGAACTTTGGAAAAAATCAAATCCTATTAAATCTAATCTTTTAAAATTCATATGCCTATTAAAAAAATTATATGTACTAATTCCTGTTGAAGGTTTAAATCCATCTAATGAATTTTTTAAATCTTCATAGACATTCCTTTGTACATCATAAACATTTTGATAATGTAATCTATCACTATATATGATAGGACTAATTATATAATCTACTGTATTACTTTGAATAATGTTTTTGGAAAAGTTTTCAGATTGTAATCCCATTGCGAGAATATTAGTTTTAGTTCCAATCTTATCAGAATAAATATTTTGTCTATGTAAGTAGCCTTTATTAATTCTAACTACAATATCATAATCATCGATCAATTTTTTATACTTACCATTTAAAATCCTAGATGAATTTCCTATAACAATAATTTCTTTACCGCTACAATAATTCTTTAATTCTTCTAAGCTTACCATTAATAATATAGATTTGTATTATATATTAACTAAAAAGGGACCCATTTCTGGATCCCCCTTTCAGAATTATAAGTAAGTCTTACTTTTCAACTTTAGTCAAAACTGGCTCAGCTGGTTCAGTTTGATCTGCTTCTTCATTTACAATTGGATCTTCTTCCGTTCCTTCAGCTCCTGGAGCAGTAGGTGGAACAAATACTTTAATTGCTTTTGAAATTAATTCAGCATCTTCGATTGTATAAGCACCTTTACCTTGTGCAATTCTAACAGCTTGAATTAAAACATTTAATGCTTGCTGACCATTAAGTTCTCCTGTTGGATTTACTTGTTCTGGATTTTCTTGAGTGTTTTCTTCTTTGTTCATGTTAACGTTAATTTTTAAATATATTTAATATTTATATACCTAACTCTACAGTTTGTTTACTTTATATCAATAAAATTTTCAGTATCTTCTTTAATGGATAACGTTAGAGTTAAAACACCATTTTCAACTTTTGCTTTGATCTTTTTAGTATTTACATCTTGTGGTAAAGTAAAGCGTTTATCAAAGGATCCTAACCAAACATTGTCTTCATTAGTGGAAGCAATGCTTAATTCACCCTTAATCATTTTTACCTTTAGATCTTCTTTAGTTAATCCTGGTATAGCAATTTCTAAAATCCATTGTTTATCTTCTTTTATACAATGCCATCCTTTTGATGGTTTTGTAAAGAAAGTTTCAAATTCATCCCAGAAAGGATCTTTTAGTAATGTATCAATATTATCGTTGATTCTTCTTGCTTGTGTTACTGGCTTAAAGCCATTTAAAAATGTGTACATATTATATAGTTTTTTATTAAAATAGGAATTCGTTTCCCCATTTAATATACTATACTGAAAAAACCGTGCAATAGTGAATTTCTTGACACATTGTCCGATATTTCATTTTCTTTATGTCAAGATGTCCGTTTCTTACCTCCAAAGTATTCATAACCATGACCTTCAGTAATTAATGTTTGATTAACATCCCACTGCTTACCTTCTGCATCCATTATAAAAATCTGACCTAATACTCTACCATATTTACCTACACCCTGAGACTTTATCCTAAACATACCAGGTTTACTACTGACTTCATTTAATAAGACCTTTAATCTCTCTTTAGCCGCTAAACCTTTTTTCTTTACCTCTAAATCTCTAGTTCTGCTTTCCCACGCGTCCATACCAACAAACCTAATTCTTTTATGAACCCAAATATTAAAACCTACATCTATCATTGCATCAATAGTATCACCATCGACAACCCTATCTAATTTACCTCTATAAATATACTTATCCATATTATTTGTCTTTTTTATTTCCAGCAAATTTTTCTAATCCTGCAATACCAAAACAACCTAATACAACTAATGTGAAAGAATCATAAATAAATTCATTAATAACTAAATCTTGGCCGAACCAACCTGTTACCAAATCTGCTACCATTATTATACACATAACAATAAATGCAATAAAACCTACTATGGCTTTTTCATTCCAATCATTGTTATCTTTAAAAATATTCCACATAATTTCCGTTTATTTTGTTTTATTTAACGACCGCCAGTCACAAGTAGATTAATTGAAAATATAATTAATGCAGATGCCAATAATTTCATTAAAGGATCATCCTCTCCACTTATAACTTCTGTTTTTTCTTTGCAACATTTATCAGCAGCTGGTTTTGTTGATCCACAACTACTTGTTAAAAGTAATGTGGCAAACAATAAAGCTGTAATTTTCTTCTTCATAATTTCTGTCTATTTTTATAAGGATACTAACATATCCATTAATTCAGGTTGAGGAAACATATCTACTTTTGTTTTCTTAACATTAGTATGAGTCCATAAACCTTTACAATTCCCTCTTACTACTTCAGGAATATATTCAAAAGCATCTACACCTATAGATTTAATTAATTTAGGTAAGCCATCAGTAATATCAATATTGTCTCTTTCACCTATATACAAAATCCAATCTCTTAATACTTCAATTTGTTTATCAGAATAACGATGCCATGTACTATAACCCCTAAAAGGTTGAGCTAAGGTTACGAGCTGAGATCTATCAGCTGTTGTTCCAGCATATGTTTTACCATTTTTAATCCAACCAAAATTATTTACTTCTATACCTACAGAATTTTGATGCATATGACTTCTTCCTGTACCTAAATGCCAACCCCAACCACCTTGTGGTGTACATTGAACTAAAACTCCATCATATTGATCATCATCTCCTTTAATTGATTGCCCACCTAATACAAATTCTGTAGCAACCTTACCTCTATCATCTCTACCCCAATGATCTACAGTTCTAAAAGGATTATGCCATCCTGCAGTATGATGCAAGAAAACATATTCAGGTTTACTTCCTGTCATATATTCATTTTTTGGTAGCATGTGACGGTGAATAGTTAATCCACCTTCTGTTTGATAGATTGCTTCTTCAACATCAGTAGTAGCCAAACCCATAGCATTCCAAGTGGCAGGGCCAACAATACCATCAGTAGTAAGTTTGTTATTTGCTTGCCATGTTTTAACTGCCTTTTCAGTTCCCCTACCAAAATGTCCATCTGTAGATATACATAAGAATTCTTGTAGCTCTTGAACTTCTTTTCCTTTTGATCCATATTTTAATATCATTATACTATTCTATTTTACTAGATCTTTTAGTTGATCTAAACTCTGCATTCCAATTTTTCGTTTAACCTCTAATCCATCTTCTATAACAATAAAGCATGGGATACTACGTACCCCATACTTTGCTGCAATTTCATTTTCTGTATCTACATTAATTTCCAATAAAGGAATTTTAGAAGCTTCTTTAAATTGGCTTAATGTTGGCTTCATTGCTTTACACGGTCCACACCAATCGGCATGAAAATCTACTAATACTTTTCCTTTTTCTGGTATCATAATGTTGTTATTTAATATATTTATTTTTTCTTTCCTGATCTTTTATAGTTTTCCTCTTCGTAAATTTCTAATAAATCATCTACAATAGGATCCCTATGATTTTGAAAAAGAGTAATAGAAGACAGTTTTTTAATTTTAGATGCTTGATTATACAAAAATCTAAAACCTGATTCCCCTCTACCTTTTAAGTCTACTTGCCCATCATCACCACAAATAATCATCTTGGATCTTAAACCAACTCTGGTTACAATCATTTCCATTTGATCATTTGTTACATTTTGTGCTTCATCAACAATAACACAGCTATCAACAAATGTTCTTCCTCTCATAAATGAAACTGGTACAATTTCTATTTGTCCACTTTCAATAAAAGGTTGAACTTTATCTTTTCCATATAAGCTATACATGTTTTGGTAAATTGGTTGCACCCAAGGATCCATTTTAGCATGTAAATCACCGGGTAAAAATCCTATTTCTTCTTTAGAAACAGTTGGTCTTGTTATTATAACCTTTTCATAATGTCTTCTAAATAATCCATCTAAAGCAACTTGGCATGCCAATAATGTTTTACCACTACCTGCTTTACCAGCTAATAAAGTTATTGTATTTAATAATATAACTTCTTTAGCTAATTTTTGTTCTTCATTAAGTTTTAATTTAAATGTAATAGGATTTTTGACTTTTCTCTTTTCGCGAAAGACATCGTCATCATAAGTACGTGCGGGCATATTGATTTTTTATTTTTAAAAATCTTCCGAAATGTAAAATATAATCTCGAAAGATTAAGGTTTAGAATTAACTGATGCTCTTAAAACTGGTCGAGAAGTTAGTGGCTCCTTTACCTGTTTTCCAACAGCAGTCGTTTCGGGTGTTGGTATCACAATAGGATCTCCAACTGGTGTAATATGCTCCGTAGGAATTGGCTTTGCTACTGCATCAGCAACCGCATTGTCGGTTTTTACCGTCTCAGGTGCTATGTGTACTTCTCCAATTTCTACTGGGATTTTTGCCTTGTCGGCATCGCGAGAATATAAATCTTCTTCCGGTAGTTCCTCGCTAACAGCCGGGATTATGTCGTCAATAGGGTAAGTGTCGTCTGGATGGATTTTTCTAGGTTCAGCAGATCCAGCTACTGGTGTTTCAATATCAAATGCACCTTTCCACTTCTTTGCTTCTTCTGGTATGTTTTCTCCTAGATCTGTATCATCTACAACATATGCAGTTGGTTGAGGTATACTCTCAGATTCTTCTGGTCTAATATAATCAACTAATGATTTAATAAAACCTAATGCTACTAATGGAAGTATAGCACCACTTACAATAGAAAGAACTCTTTTTTGATAAATTGGCTCGGCTTCTTCTAACCCAAACAATTCTATCCATCCCATATAATTTTCTAAATTTATAAATGCATGAAATGAGTTAGCCATCATTTGAAAAGATGTTAGTAGCAAAAATAAACTCCATACCATTGTCTTATTTGTTTTATCTAATATTACGATTGCAGCAAGAGAAGCCGCTGCACCTAATTCAAAACCAATAGCTAAAGCCCAGTTCATTAAACCGTCATGAGCTAAATCAAAAAAGGCTACAGAATTAATCATTGATATTGTAGCTACTAAAAAATATAAACTAACAAAAATGCTAATTATACCTAAATGTACTAATTTATCTTTCATAATTTTAATTTATTTATATATTTCCTAAACTGTAGGTGGATTATCTTTATATGGGTGTCCAGGCGGCAGTAAACCTACTAATCCCCATTTCCAAGCAAGATACCCTTCACCTTTTTCCAAATCAGTAAGATCGGTTCCACTTGTACCAGGAATATCAGCAACTGCAAAAAATTCTGCTAAACGACCATCTAATTCTTGTGATGCTCTATTTCTCATTAGTCTTAATTCTTGGTTAGTTTGTAAACTGTTATCATAATCGTTAACGGGGGTATACGCATTACTGCCGTTTACTCTATTTCCAATTTGATTACCGGTTTTATTAAACCAACAAGAAACTATAACCCAGTTATTTATGGAAACACTTTGCAGATCCCAATCTTTTACACTACCAATAGAAGAACTAATTCTACTTGTAACTGTATTAGAATCTAAATCTAACTCACCTGGCCACGTATTTGAACCACCGCCACCTGATGATATTGCATAATCTCTTTTTGTTGTTGAACTTGTATTAGTTTCATAAGACCAAAAGGAATCTTTATCTGCATTAACAGTATTAGCCAAAAATACACCTACTGCCCAATGATTACCTGATGATACTTGTGGTCTGTACCCTGTACTTTGTAAATATTCATTACTTCCGTTAAAATCAAATACATTTAAGCCATTAAGATTATTAAGAACAACAGTAGGGGTACTGCCTATGGACATCGTATAAGTTCCTGCTTTATCGGTAACAGCCGTTAATGTAGATCCTGCACTTGTATATGAAGAAGTATCAGATGCATCAACCCAAGCGACTACATTAGCATCAGTAGGATCCCATGGTGGTTGAGGCTGTTCTAATATTCCTGATGTAATTAAGTGTATCATATATTAACTTGAGGTTAAATCTCCAAATAACCACCAATCGTTGGTATCTTTTTTAATAAGTGTTACTCCTGAATATTGATATTGTAAAAATGTATTATTATTTGAAGAAACAATCGTAACCCCAGTACCTGCTGTAATTTGAACTTTCCCTGTATTACCTCTTGCTACCATAACCTGAGAACCTATAGGAAATGCGACAGATGAATTAGGTGGAACTGTTAATGCCATTGTAGGGTTAATTCCTGTGGGGCTGTTAAGTTCAACTATTTTATCTCTATCACTTAATACTAAAGTATAGCTGTTTGATTGGGTATTAGTCGCTATTAATGTATTTGCATCTGATCCAGTTGCACCTTGTGATCCTTGTGATCCTTGTGGCCCTTGAATACCTTGAGCTCCAGTTGCACCAGCACCAGTTGCACCAATTCCACCAGCAGCACCTTGTGCACCACTTGCACCTATTTCACCAGCAGAACCTTGAGCTCCAGTTGCACCAGCACCAGTTGCACCAATTTCACCAGCAGAACCTTGAGCTCCAGTTGCACCAGCACCAGTTGCACCAATTCCACCAGCAGCACCCTGTGCACCACTTGCACCAATTCCACCTGCAGCACCTTGTGCACCACTTGCACCTATTTCACCAGCAGAACCTTGAGCTCCAGTTGCCCCTTGATTACCTATTGCTCCTTGTTCACCTGCAGCTCCTTGTGTTCCTGTTTTACCAACTTCTCCTGTTGCACCTTGTAAACCGATTGCACCTTGGGTACCTGCAGCCCCTTGTGATCCGCTTGCTCCTTGTAAACCGATTGCTCCTTGTTTACCAATATCTCCAGTTGCTCCTTGTATACCTGTGGCTCCAATTTCTCCTTGGGCACCAATTGCACCCTGTGGTCCTTGTAAACCAGTTGCCCCATTACCACCACCACCTGATCCTGCCGGGCCTGTTGCACCAGTTAATCCTCGTGGTCCTTGAATACCAGTTGCTCCGACAGAACCTGATACGGAGCCACCACCCCCACCTGAAGATCCACCACCAGGCACATACCCAGGATAACATCCATCATCACAACCATTTTCATAAATTTTTGATGGTGCTATTTTAGCAACTTGTAAACATGATATACCAAAAGTTTCGGCTGTGCCTGCAGTTGTTAATTCTGTTAATAAAATTTCTGCAAATATTGCAGTAGGGCTAATTTTTGTACATGCAGTATCTAAACAAATTCTTACTAAGCCTTCATTATGAAGCCTACCTTTATCATCAATGTATTGCATTATAGTCATAGGAAAACCTTTACAACCTGTAGGAACATCTGGCCACCAAAAATTTGCTATTGTACAATCATATTCATTATATAACATTATTTGAATTTCTGTAAACTTTGATAAATCTAAAGGTTTACTATCTATTCCAAAAAATTGTATATCAATGCATGCACTAGTCCCTTGCATTATGATTTTAATACAATCTACTTGAGCAATAATTTTACCACATAATGTTAATGCACATTTAGGATCGCCATTAATAGGAGTAGGTACTCCTGGTATTATAGGTGTATTAGCCACATTTAGTCTTCTTTTTCTTCTAATGCATTGATAGAGATTCTTTCTTTATCAGAAATTTCTTCAATTCTTAGAGTTTTCCAAGCAGGAACTGTTTTGATAAGGTATATCATTTCCTCCTCATTCACTAATTGAGATGATAAAGTATCAATCTCACTGTTTAAGATTCTTTGTTCTTTTTTAATTCTCTCTACTTCGGAATCTATGCTACATGATTTAAAATAAGTTAATATCATTATAACTATAATTATTTTAATTCCATGATCCGCAAAAAATTTGTTAAATTTACTCATTGTTTTATTTTTTAAATTGTTGTTTTGGTTTTGCTTTGTGCTCAGATCCTTTAGGAGCTCTGTGGTAATTTTGCGTTGACCAAGGGTCTTCCTCGGCACATTCACAAGATTCGATATGCTCTCCACACCTGGGGCAGTCTTCGGCAACCTGTTCAAGTTCATCGTTTATTTCTTTTTCTAATTCAGCATTTGTTCCTTTATGATCACCTTCTTTATGATCTTTTTCAGCCTTGTCACCAGCAGCTTTATACTTTTTATCCCTAACTTCTAAAAGAAAATCCTTATAATTTCTTATAAACATTGAATTTGATTTTTTTTATATATTCAATTAAAGAGGGAACTTAGTATGAAATTCCTTTACTAGGTTTAAAAACTTTTTGCCATATTTAGTTATATCACCAAATGTCATTTCAAAAACCTGTGGAAAACCATCAGCTTCATTACTTATCCATATTTCACCACCTTGCGGTTTTCTTTTATTCATTTCCCAGTATGCTAAGGAATAAGCAGCAATTTGCATTTTATAATTTTCTATCCAATCCTCTTTTTTTGGTTTTTTGGATGATTTAAAATCTAAGATCACTAGATGCCCTTTCTCATTTTCGTATATAATATCTACTCTACCGGCATACCCTCCCATTAGAGGTGAGAATAAAGTATCTTCTATAGACACTACATTAGCAATACGTTCAAAACATTTACCATTATAAAAATTAAAGAAAAGCTTTCTTCCTATATTAGTTTCTTCTTCTGTAAAACCATTATCTTCTACAAAAGGACCTATAAGTGTTTGAGCATCTATTAATCTTTCTCTCGTGGTTTCTTTTTCAGAACCTAAAAAGTATTCACAAAATTGATGCATTACAGTTCCACGGTTTGCAGAAAACTTAGAGATAGCATCAGCTTTTTCTTCTCCTATTCTTTTTCTCCATTTATCAATTCCTGATTTATCAGTCATTGCACCAAGAATGGTTGTTACAGAAGGGTACTTTTTACCTTCTCCTATATTATAGTATCTTTTACCATTTATAGTTTCTGTTGTAGCTAAAGATTCTGCTGTTGCCATTATATAGATCTGTTTCTTCGTTTCCCATCCCACTGTACTTTTTTAGAGCTTCCTAATACTCTATACTTAGAAACTGTTTTATTAAATTGGTTCCTAGTTTCATTTGTATGGGGGTGTCCATTTTGTTGTTCTAAATTACTCATCAATAAGTTGTTTATTTTTATATGGAAATAATTAAGAAAGTTTAAGACAAAAAAACCGATTACATTACATAATCGGTTCTTTCTTTAATTAGTTAAGTATTATTTTTTATCAAATACTGACCATAGGATTAGTAAAGCAACTAAGCCGATGAAACCACCGTCTCCTAATACTTTTACTATCTCCATAACATTTGCTACAACAGATGTTCCAAATACACCTACACCGAAAATAACTTCAGCTAAGATACTTAAAGAAACAAATGATAACAATATCATTGTAAGACCTCCTAGGAAGTCACCGATTTTTGAAAATATATCTTTCATAATTTTTGTTTTTTTTAAATTAAAGGAAACTGAGTCGTAAGATTCAGTTTCCTTATACTTTTGTTTTATGCTATTAAAATTTCAATCCGAATCCTAACATCATGTTTGTTGTCTTTTCACCTGTGTGATAAACAACCTTTGGCTCTACAAAAACACTTTTGTGTATAGTAAACATTTTACCTAAACCTAATGAAAGGTTATCAGTTTCCATGTCGCCCATTGCAGCATACAAGAAAAAGTCTTGTCCAACTGCATTTAAAAAGTATCTAGCATGTATATCCATTGATAAGTCTTCAGACGAATCAGCTTGTGCTAAAGATAAACCAACCATTAACTTATCGGATACTCCGTAACCTAAAGTTGGTGAAACTGACCAATCAGTCCATGCAACATCTGCGATGTTACCTGTACCTACGTACCAATCTCCTTTTGCATTTTGCGCAGAAGTTGAAATTACTATTCCAACTACTAACATCAAACTTAAAATTAATTTTTTCATTTTTAAAATTTTTTTTTGTTTAATTAATAATCGAGGAATTGTTCCTCTAACATAGAAAACCCTTTCCTATGTATTTTGTGAGCCTTTCGGCTTTAAAAAATTTTGCTCTTCTTCTTTTGTCGCGTAACCTAACTCCCTCTTGCATTCTGAGCAATATCTTTTAATAGATCTTCCTTCATCAAAATTAATTGTCCAATCTTTATGTGAACAATTATCCTGAATGTTTTCTTTTTCTTTTTCTAATTCTTTTAGTTTATTTTCAATTTGATTAATATCATTTAAAATATGATTTCTATTATCTTGTTCCATAAGTCAGATATTTTTCCACCATGTGATGTAAAAAGTACATAAACTAATCTTAGTAAGAGAAGCAGTCCTAAGGTTTTAGCAGCTGATTTTACAAATGGCCATAATTTAAAAAATTCTCTATCAGCAGATAAAACTAGTAAGAATGAATTTGTATCTGGTATTGGATTAAATTCTGGAGAAACATAATCGGCAATACCTAATTCTAATAAAAACTTATCATGCTTTCTTAGCTGCATTAATACATACCCTTCCTGTGAAATTGGTGCTGATACTACTTCCTCTGGTAAATTAATAACTGTATAGATTCTTCCTACCCAATCAACTCTAAACCCTTTCTCTTTTAATTCAGCTTCTGCTTTCTTTGCAATAGATCTTATCTTATTCCAAATTTTAATTTCATTATATAAATCTGTTATGTACATAGTTTTATCTGTTTTTTATGTATTTAGGCTTCAGAGAAGACTTTCATACTTTCTAATTGTTTTCTGACTATTTTCCTTCCACGAAATATGCGGTTTTTCACAGTTTGCAAGTTTATACCTTTTTCACTGCTTTTCATAATATCTAAAATATCATTATATGACTTCTTATTTAAGAATCTTTCTTCCATAAATCTCTTATACATTGGAGGTAAAGCCTTAATTGCTTCTGTAGTTAATCTCACCTTTTCAGTTAAAAGATATTCAGCTTCCCAGTGATCTGCCTCTGTTGGTGGCATTGAATTATCTGTGTCAATATCTGGTAACATAAATGTTGGAGGATCAATTCCTTTATCAGTAAATGCATTCATACTTACCTTTCTATTTCGGTATCTTATCCAACCTATACATTCATTGTATGCAATACGATATGCCCATGTTGTGATTTGATAATCTTCATTGTATTGATCAATTTTTAAGTACACTGTTGTTAAAGTTGTTGAAACAATATCATCAGCAACATGCGGATCTTTTACAATATTATTTGTGTAGGACCATAGTCCTGGTCTCATCTTTGCATATAATTCATTATATACTTTTTCGCTTCTTGTCTTTTTAAATTCTATTGCAAGTTCTTTGTACGTCTTCTTTGTTCTTTTAGCCATTTATGAAGTCTTTTAAGGTTAGATAATTTATAGGTGTGAATCCCCAAAAATCAGAACAGACATTAAATCTGTTTTGAATCTTTAGATCTGTCTTATGAGAAAATACTGTATGACCGTGCATATGAATAGTACCTGAATCTTTACCATTCCAAACAGATAATGGATAATGACAAATAACAGTATCAAAATCTATTAGATCCATTATGGCATCATTTAAAAATTCAGCTTTAGGAAATTCTTCAATAACCTCTTCTAATGCTTTATCAGAATTTCCTTTTAAGAAATAAATTCTACCATTTAATTTCTTCAGTACTTTTCTAGCAGTTGTAGGATCCCATGCAAAATTTCCTAAATGAAATACCACATCATTCTTTTTTACTTTTTTATTCCAGTTTTTAATTAATGTAGCATTCATTTCATCTACATCATTAAAAGGTCTGTTAGCAATCTGAAGTATTTGTGGTCTACCGAACCAGGTATCAGAAGTAATATGGAAATCTTTAGGTATTTTTTTAGTCATATAATTGATTTACAGTATATTGTTTCATAATATACAGTTTAAATATAAACAATTTAGTTGGGATCTGAAAAGTTTTTGGTAACTTTTTTACTATTTAATTGAAAATCTTTTGCCACCATCTTTCTTTAGTGTCTTTTCAATCATAATTTTTGCGTATTCTTCTAGTTTAGTTAAACTTTCTTTATTAAGAGGCTTCTTATAAAAATCTTCATAGATATGCTTATAAGCCTCAACGGTTGAATCAAAAGGTACTCCAGGTTGTGCATTTGATTCAATAATATATACTTTTCCATTTTTACCTTTCATTACATCAAAACACATGTAAGGTAAATCTTCATAGATCTTACAAAATCTTTCTAAGACTTTTCTATAATCTTCAGGTAAATCACTTAAGCTCCTTTTTGCATAACCAAATTCCATTTCACTTTTAGCACTACCTTTACCAGTTTTAGCTTTTTCATTTAATGGAGTTCGTTCCATCCAAAAGATAGGCTTACCTTTAAAGTTTATAAATCTATGTTCTTCTTCTTTATCAATGTATTCTGAAAATGTATCAAAGATCTTTTCATCTACATCTTCCATTAAATCTGGTTTATTAATAATTTGAATACCCTTACCACTATGACCTTCTGCAGGTTTTGCAATAATAGGAAATTCTAATTGCTCTAATGCATCATTCTTAGAATATACTGTCTTAGGTATATTTTCATCTTCTCCAACCAGTTTATGGAATTCTTCCTTAGATCCAGATTTTGATATGTGGTCTGGGTGATTATAAACATTTTCTTTTTTAATCTTACCAGCCTTTATTAGTTTATTAACTGTATCTGAATGATAGGTTAAAACTGGATAGTCTGGATTAATATCAATGTCATTCATATTGTTTTCATGAACTTGTGTAAAAAACTTATCCCCAGCAAAACCTTTATAAGTCCACCATCTTTGTCCACTATCTTCTCTTAATGCTAAATAAACTTTACCTAGACCATTTTCACTATCCTTTGATTCACTGATACCAAAATGAGATGATTGAGTTCCACCAATAGGTTCTACCTGATCATCAGCCCATTCTTTAAATTCTTTTTCATTTCTAAATATAAACTTATCAGCGGATAACTTAGTATTAGTTAGAGTAATCTTACTTCCTTTTTTAGTAAGCTTATATTCTTTACCACCAACAGTAATATCGATAGGTTTCTTTACCTCTACAACATATTCTTTTAATAAATCTTCTCTACCTAATTGTTTATATACTTCTTTTCTGGTTTTCTCCATCTTTTCAGCATACTTAGGGTCACTCTTTCTGTTAAAAACTATTTGCTGAGTTAAAGAACCACTAATTTTTTTAACATCTTTCTTTCTAGTTTTAATTAACCATGCGGCTAAATCTTTTATAGAAAGATCTTTAAATCTACCTTCAGCATCAGGTGCATCAGAATGATGGAAGTCTGGTGCTCCTTTAGGTTTCTTTTCATTTAAGAATTGTTCAAAAAGTTTTAGATATTTCAACACTTTGATTTATTTTATTATATATCTCCACCGTTACTATGAAATGCTAACCATTCAAATAACGGATCATTAAGCCATTCACCGTCCCAGCCCTGTACTATATCTGATTCTAACTCATTCATAGTATCAGTAGGATGACCTTTAGTTGTAATAAGATTTCTTTGTAAAGGCGGATATGACATTTCACTAAATGGTTTATTTAGCATCCTCTTAACTAAATCAAAATGTCTTTCATAAATATGAAGTGAATGGACAATATGAGTATATGTACCCATTTTAAGTTCAGGGTAATATCTTTCTAAATGTTTTAGCATTTGTTGCTGTAATAAACAAAAGAATGCAATATCAGTTGCAGTACCTAGAATAAGATCATTTGATCTCATATCAACAGTAAAGTTTAATCTATTATCTCTGATTTGAAATATACCATTAAGAGTACATACAAAATCTTTATTACCTTGCCATTGGTGAGACGGTTTGTTAAAATGTAAAATAGCTTGCCTAGAATCTTTATCTTCTATTAATGAATCTAATGCCCACTGCCATTGATTTCTACCATCAGAAAGAGGTTCTTTAAATATAAGATTACCATACGCAGAATTAACAGTACCATCACCATTATCTAATTGTTTCCAAAACTTTGAGAACTTATCAATAAATTTAATATCTTTTCTACCTGTAAAATACCAAACAGTTTCACCAGCAATATATTTAAATTGACTACTTCTTTCTTCATTTTCATAAAGTGGAAAGTAAGGATCATCTATAACTAATGCTGCATTACATATTTCTTTAATTTCCATACCTCTTGGTTTAGAAGTATAATCAGGATTCTCTAAAGTATCTCTTAATGCTTTTTCATAAACATCTGCAAATGTATCTCCTCTATATGTTCTCATTATTTTTATTCTTTCGTTCCACTACTCTTTTATATGCTTCTTCTAATACATCAGCATATTCTTTATACTTATATTTTTCAGGATTATCTTCTTTTAACTTTCTTGACTCTTTAAATACATCATCTCTAATGCCTTCTTCATGAGCTTTATAAAGTATATCTTCTGCATTACTCATTAAGAAACATATTTAATTGTTTGGATTCACCTGTTATGGTATTCTCTTGCTTTAAGAAATCTATAATAATATTAGAAACTTCTATTGCACTCATTGTACCAACATTAACATGCAATTTATTTTTAATGGTACTTAATCTATGAGCTCTCCTAAAACCATCAACCTCGGCCTTTACCTCTTCTTCATTACCATAAAAAGATTTACCATCATCTCTTTTTAATATTGTATGTGGATCATTGGTTAATGTAATTAAATATAAATCTTCTCTTAATGCTTTTGTATATTTCTTTTCAATATCAAAAACATAATCACCTGAATAACCTCTATAAAGGGGAGAATAGACAGTTTCACCTAAATGAGATCTATTAAAGATAAGATTAATATCAGTATCACCTTTTTTATATCCTAATTTAGATTTCATCATTAATAAAAACATACTTTCATAAAGATCTTTAGAATATGTAGTATGTTTTTCTATATCATCTTTAAACGGTAATGCCGAATAATGTAATTTGTGAAAAACATGCTCACTCATATTTTTAATAATTAAATCTTGTTGTGTATCTTTACCTACATTATCGGTACCTTCTATAATAATGAATTTAGCCATTTGTTTATTTTTATATGATTAAAAGTTAGGATTGTTTACAATAATATCAAAATCAGTAAAGCCTTCAAAATCCCTTTCGTCAGCAGCGATTCTTCTTTCTATTTTATCATTAAGATCTCCTCTTTCTAAAAGTCTTTGTTTTCTAATTTCTAAAGGAATATCTAAATAAATGATAGTACATTTTTTTCTATCAATAGGATTAATTGCATTAACACCATGAGGTGTCATAACAAATAGGTTACATGTATTTTTAAATTGTTCTATGCTTGAGCCATAGTACCAACCGTTGAATTTAACATATTCATACCAAAAATTATTTTCAGCATAATGTTTAAAATCTTCTTCTGATATAAAATAATAATCTCTACCATCAATTTCGCCTTCTCTAGGTGGTCTTGTAGTATAAGAAGTACCGTATGTAAAACCTCTGCCTTCTAAGACTTTTCTCATATGATCTTTACCAGCAGCGGCCTTTCCTATTAATATAACTTTATTCATTATCTGCTACAGGTTCAGTTTCAAATGTTCTTTCTAATGTTGATAGTACATCTTCTGCCTCAGCTAATGATCTGGCTATTGTTTCCATTTCCTCTATATGTTGAGGGTGTTCACCAATTCCTACAGGATTAGTTAAATAAATTGTTAGTGTTGCTAAAGCTTTTTGCTTTTGTGCTTCAAATTGAGCTTTAAGCGCGTCGTAAATTACATTTTTATTTGTTGTCATATGTTAGTCTATTAAAAGTTGTGTATGTTCAAAGTTATTTTTTATTTTCTCGTTAAAGAATTTACCTGCTGATTCAGATTTACATAATTCATCATATAACTCTGCCTCAACATTTTTGTATTCATATAATGCCCCGCTATTAAATTCTACCTTTAAGGTTTTTGTAGCAAAATTATATATGTACCTATTAATCATTGAAGAATTAACAGTTGTTTCTTGTTCTTTTATCATAATTAATTATTTGATTTTATATAGTAAAGTTTTTTAACTCCTTCTACTGTTAATTGTTTTGTTGCTGCTAACCATTTCCATGCATTGGTTTCATTTGCTGCTTCACATGCGATTGTACAATCGTCTTTAATACAAAACTGAAATGTTTTCATAGTGTATTGATTTATTATTATATGTTGTTTTTAAAAAAAGTTTACTTAATTGCTGCCTTTAATTTTTTAAGATCTGATAAATACATTTCTTTAGGATCTGTTGCTTTTAATGTTTTAAGTGCAATAATACAACCTTCTTTTTCTTGTAATAATTTTTCATATCTTTCCTTTGTTAAAGAATGAATAGCCATTGATAAAAGATAATCATATGATCCATGTACTGTATCATAATCATTAGTTTTTAAATAAGCTATAATTTTATCTTTAGGAACATTATTAATTTTTAGTTTACCATCAATAATATCTTTAATAAATCTAGCTTTATTAGTTACTAATGCTAATTGTTTTTCTGTTTTATTAATTAGGTAATCTTTTCTAGTTTGATACCAACCTAATCTAACACTAACAAAATGTTTTACTATTTCTTCGGCTTTATTAAATATTTTAAGTTCACCGTTTTCATCTATCGTTGTAAGATTTTCAGTTTCTTGTGTATTTAACCTTAGTGTTCGTTCTAATCTATCTTTAGAAATTAAATCTTTTAAAATAGATCTTCTAAATTTTAAAACATATTCTATTGTTTCGGATGAATTATCATCATAAGAAGTAATGATTCCTTTTTCTTGTAAAAGATTTAATATTTCTTCATATCTTTCATATGTATAATTAGGAGGTATTGCTGTAATCTTTACTGTGTTAGTATTGATAACTTGATAAGAACCACTAATCTTCCATGTTTTAGGATTTTCTAAATCTCTAGTAAAAGTTCCTTTAAATTCTTCAACCCATGGAGTTAAAGTTTTTATTCTTTTTCCATTTACCTCAGCAATACATGCATCTACTACATCTTTAGGATTTCTATTTAATATGTTAGTAGCAAAACCTACAGCAATACCTGATGTACCATTTAATATAACAGTTGGAACTATAGGTAAGAAATGTTCTGGTTCTATTTTTTCTCCTTCTTCTATTTTATTATCAAGTAATTCAAAATCTTGATAAAGTAATCTAAAATTAGGATGTAGCTTAGCACTAATGTAACGAGGTGCACCAGCAGATGGAGATCTTAATGATCCAAACTGACCGATACCTTCTAACAATGGTAATGAGTTTTTAAACTTTTGAGCCATACCGACCATTGATGATTCTAATGAAGTATTACCATGATGATAAAACGCCTCAGCTGCAACCCTACCTGCAAGTTGAAATAATTTCATTGGCTTTTCATTACCAGTTTTCCATATCTTATTGGCGATATAAACAACTTTTCTTTGTGTAGGTTTAAGACCATCTATACAACTTGGTATAGCTCTATTCTCTACCACATATTTAGCATATTCTAAATATTCTTTATCAAAAAAGGATGTTACTGTTCTCTTCATTAAAATAATGATTTTTTGTTAATAGTTTTTACTTCGTGGCCAAGTATCTTGCTTTTACGGGGTGTAGAATCCTTAGAAAACCAGATATCTAATGTATTGTTAAATTCATTATCTTTTGTTAATGTAAAGGTTCTCGGGCTTCTAATGATCTCCTTATATTCAGCATCCTCTAATGCAGCCAAACCTTTCTTATATTCAATTGACCAAGAATTTAAATTTTTCTGCTTAGATTCCCATTCTTTATATTCTTCATCAGAATAAAAGTTTAAAGATTCCTTGCCTTTCTTTGCAACCATTAAAGGTGTTTCTACTTTTAATATTCTACCTTCACTAAATAATTCTGGCCAATACTTACCTAAGAAATTAATTAATAAAGCTGAAATAGAATTACCGTCTACATCTGCATCAGTATACAATAATATTTTTCCATACCTTAAGTCTTTAGGTTCATGTCCGATCTTTAAACCCATAGCAGCCATCATTGATTGTACCTCTTTATTCTGTACAACTTTAGATGCAGGTAATTCTCTAACATTAATAAATTTACCTCTTAATGGAAATGCTCCTTGGTATTGTGGTTCTCTATATCTTCTAAATGCAGATGATGCAGAATCACCTTCAAAAATAGCAAGTGTACATTTTTCTCTAATGCCTCTTTTCTTTGCATCAATTAATTTTAATACTTTGGTTTTATCTAAACCTTTATTTAGCTTTCTTAATTTAGATCTTTCGTCAGCTTCTTTTTTTCTTTCAATCCAATCTAATACTGATTGTATAATTTCAGAATTTAAAACTTGCCTCAAAACCTTTTCACTTAATGTATGGCTTGTACCAAAATCCTTTGGAGCTGTAATTAGCTTTTCTTTTGTTTGTGAAGAGAATGCTGGATTAATAACAGTACAGTTAATAAACAAATATAAATGTTGTCTTAATTCAGAAGGTTTTACATCTACTCTATATTTTCTTTTTATTTTTTCTCTAAGATAAGATGTAATTTGCCAGTCTATATTATTAACATGTGTACCGCCATCTTTTGTTTCAACAGAATTGACAAATGATATTGCTTTAAATCCTGTAGTAGAATGGCCAATACCAATTTTCCAATGTTCTGATTGTTCATAAAAGACTGGAGTTACATAACGACTAGCATAATCTTTAAATGTTCTAAATGCAATTGGTTTATCATTTAGAAAAATCTTTAAAGTAGGATTACATGCAGCAATATCAATAAGCCTTTTAGTAATCATTAAATAATGATTCTTATTAATACCTTTTAATCCAAATCTTTCAAAATCTGTTAAATAAGTTATTTGAGTATGAGCAGTTTTCTTATTAGTAATTTTTGGCTTAGTTCTATTAGCCATGTTATTACTAAATGTTTGATTAAATTGTTTTTTACCATCACAAGTTTCAATTGTAAATTCTTTACTAAATATATTTGTAAGTGTACTACCTACACCATTAGTACCTACAACGATTCTATCTTCAGTATCATCAAAATTACTTCCTGTTTTTAAATTAGAAAATATCATTTCAGGTACCCATTCATCATACTCTTTATGAATCTTTACAGGTATTCCACCATTATCCCATATAGATATTAATCCTGTAGACATATCTATATTAATTTTAATTTTATTTAATTTAGAATTTCTTTTATGTTCATCAACTGAATTGGAAACTATTTCATCAAACAGTTTTAAGAATCCTGGATTATAAGTTACTTCAGTTAATTGAAATTGATCTTTTCCTTTGGTAGGTAAAAATACTTCTTCAGTATGTGGCTTAATTGATCCTACATACATACCAGGTCTTAACAATACATGTTCGGTATCTGTTAATTTCTGGTACTTCTTTTCAATGTTTACTGCCATGTATTTTATTTTTATATGGTAAGTTTTAAAGTTTGTTTACCTAAATGATCTTTTAAGGTTAAGTTTAAGAGAATGTAAATAAACATCATATATATTTTTACTATATTTTTTAGATCCTCTCCATTTATTTTTCCAAATATCTATTAAATTTTTAATAGCTGGATAATGTATTAATTTATTTTCTTTATTTCTAATTACTTTAATAACGAATTCATAATCTTTTTTCATAATGTTTATTTTTTTGTGGAGAATATCGGAGTCGAACCGATGACCTCCTGCGTGCAAGGCAGGCGCTCTAGCCAGCTGAGCTAATTCCCCATTGTGGTGGAGGTGGTGGGATTCGAACCCACGTCCAATAAGCATTCATAAAAACATTTCTTACAGCTTAGGATAAGTTTTTTTAAACTTCCAAAAATATCTCAATGGTTTTTTACAAGATACTCCATGAGAATCAAAACTTGCCAAGTATTAAGGAACTTTGATTAACCTGTAGCTGCTTTCGTTTTTCATCTTAATTATTTACAAGCATACTAATAACATGATGTGCATTACTTACCTACTTAGGCAGCCATTGCTAACTCAGCGTTGTCGGCTAAGATTGATGTTGGTCATCACCCGGTGCTGTAGTTTTTATTTCAATCAGATTGTCAAAAACCGGTCACCCCCAATAATTCAAAGAACGATTTATATATTATAAGTAATTTTAGGATGTAAATGAAATGCTCTATACATTGCTTCGTAAGCTTTCTTAGATCCAAACCTATTTTCTGTTCCTATATGCCATTCAATCTTTTCATAATCTTCATATGATCTAAATTCTTTATAATCATAAATAGTAAAAGTTGTACCATCCTCTGTTGTCATTTCCCATTCATTTTGAGTTACTTCATCAGAATCATCATCGTTATACATAACAGGACCACATACCTTTTCCAAATCTTCCTTAGAGGTTTCAAAATAGTGACCATGAAATGTATGATCTTGTAAACTGGAATTTTCTAATCTTTTTATCATCTTATGTATATGTTTAGTATATTATAATTATAACAAACTTTCTCTCTTTCTGAAAGTTTAGTATGGCATTTCTATATTTTTATTTTGTTCAGCTTTAAACTTTGCAACTAATTTTTTACAAATAACTTTTAACTCTGTTGAGAATTCTCCTTTATCTATAATCCAATCAATGTACCTTCCATCCATTTCAAATACTTCTTTAAAAGGTTTACCTTTATTCTTTCCAAAATTAAATACGATTGTTCTCTTTCCATTTATTTCATCAAATTTTAGCTTACCTCCTAAATCAACTTGATCTGCTCTACGAGTATTTACAACCTTATCAATTTCTTCAGCAGTTTGTGGCATATCATACACTTCTCTCTGTTTTTGAAATATTTCCATAGTAGCTCTAACATCTGCTTCAGCTCTATGTGCACCTTCTAAATCTTTACCTGTGAATTTTTTATAAGTATTTGTTAAATCTCTTTTTTCATAGTTACTGTAAATAAGGAATGGATCCATTACAGCTCTACCTCTGTGATTAAATACTATACCACATCTCATAAACTCCTCACATAAGAAAGGAACATCAAAGAATAGAGCATTATACCCTCCTAAGTCACTATCACCAATAAAGTCATTGATTTCAGATGCTATCATTTCAAAGGTTGGTTTATCCTTTAACATCTCTAAAGATATGCCATGCTTTTCTTCAGCCTCGGCTCTCATTGCTACATTTCCTGGATTTACTAATTGATTGTAAGTTTCAATCTCATTGCCATCAAAATCTGTTTTAATCATACAGATCTCAATTATGCGGTCAGCTGTTGTGCTGATTCCTGTGGTTTCTAAATCAAACCAAACTATATTTTTCTTCATACTATTCTAATTAACTTTAACTGTTATAAATATTATATAGCTAAAATTAAAGATAGTTTTAAGAAAATAGAATGTTTTTATGCTGGGCCTGATACGGATATTTCAACCGTTTGGATTGCAGTTGATATGTTTTGAGGTAATGATCCAATAGTTCTATTTAAAGAGTTTAGAGTCTTCTTAAGTTCCGAAGATCCACCACTACTAGACGAAGATTTCTTAGAATCTCCACCTGTTCCAGTTATTCTTTCTAATATGTTAGGACTGTCTCCACCAGCTTCCATCATATCCCTAATATCTTCAACTGCTCTAGCTAATGCCCTATAAGCTCCTCTATCAGATGACAGGTTAGATGCGCTATCAAATAAATTACCAAATGATACTGCCTTGTCAATATCTATTTTATTAATTGAATCTGCAATTTTAGAAATACCTTCAGCAGCTTTATCTAATTGGCCTTTTTCTGCAACATCCCCTAAAGTTACTATAAAGGATTTAAAATCATCTAGTTCTTGAGACATTTCCGGATTAGCTGCATAGAGATCACTGAACGCAGTTCCTATAGAAGTTAATAATTTACCTACCGATGCTGCAACCGCTTCCGGTTGAAAATCTCCACTGAAAGCTTTAAGGCCTTCTGCAATATCTGTTAATGCGGAACCTGCACCATCAACAGCCTCAATACCTTTTTGTATTTTATTTTCATCCCAACTAAAAAATAACCAAGAATCCGATTCTTCATTTTCTGCTCCACCAATAGAAGCAAACGCAGAACCAACTAAACCTAATGTTGTTTTAATTTTCTTAGCAACAGCCTCAGGATCTTCAATACCTGAAAATGTAGATAAGGCTTCTGCAATATTTCTTAATTCGGCGCCTGCACCCTGTACTGATTCAACACCTTCCGCTACTTTATTCTTTTTAATTCCAAGTAGGCTTCCCCAAAAACCACCAGCCTGTACATTACCTTGATCTGCAACGGCTGAAAAAGCTTCTTGTACGAAACCAACTGATTTAGATATAGCTGCACCAACTGCATCAAAATCTACTTTAGATTCAACTAATTTTTGAAATTCAGTTAAACCAATTGCAATATCCTTTAAAGCGGTACCTGCACCTTGCACCGAAGATAATCCTTCTGCTACTTTATTCTTTTTAATTCCAAATAATGATCCAAAGAATCCACCTGCATCTACATTACCTTCCTCGGCTACGGCAGCAAATGCTCTTTGTATAAATCCAACCGTTTTAGATATAGCATCTCCTAATACAACAAAATCTACTTTACTATCTACTAATTTTTGAAATTCTGTTAAACCTACTGCTATACTGGTTAATGCTTTACCTGCACCCATTACAGAATCTATTCCTTTCTTAGTTGCATTAGGGCTAAATGCATTTCCAAATACAGCTCCAAATAAACCTGTTGGGGTTGCAGCTTCTCCACCTGCTTGTGCAAAGGCTGTACTAATACCAGATAAAACTCCAGCTAATTGTACACTTTCTTCATCAGTCCAATCTAGTTTTTGATAATCTTTTAATCCTACTGATAATAAACTTAATGCTTTACCTGCTGCTGCAAAACCTGCGGCAGCTGATACCATAGCAACAGCATCTGCTCCACCGCTTATTGCGCCACCTATGCTTGCAAATATTCCTTTTATTCCTCCACCTTTAGGAGGCCCTATAAATGCCGTTTTTACACCAGCTAATGTTGTTGTTAGTTTAACAGCATCTTTTTCTGTAAAGTTAACTTTTTGAATAGCTGCTAATCCCGGTGCTAATAATAACAGTGCACCACCGATTGCTGCAAACGCTAGAGCTCCTGGTATAATAAATAATGCGCCTAATCCTGCTGCTGCAAATTCTAAACCTAACATTAATAATAATGCACCCTGTACTCCAACATCTTCCATTGTAGTATCTTTAGTAGCATGAGCAAATGGAATATATCCTAAACCAAAGACTAATAAACCAACACCCATGGCAACCATTGAAAGTGCACCTTGTATTATATAAGAAAATGCAAATCCTAATAAAGCAGTTGCTATTCCTAGCCCTACTAATATTCCTGCTTGTAATGCTATATCACCTAATGTTGGAGCTGTTAATGCAATTAATCCTGCATAGGCTGCATATCCTAAACCAAAGACTAATAAACCAATTCCCATCATAGCTAAAGCAACAGAACCTTTCTTAACTTGTTTATCGACTAAACCTAAAAGAGCTACTGCACCACCTATTAATATTATAGATCCTGCCATAGTCATCATTAGAGGTAGTCCTCCTTGCATAACAAAATAAGATACTAAAGCAAAAAGCGCTAAGCCAGCTGCAAACTTGACTAAGCCCCTACCCATATCAGCCATAGCTTCTCCACCACCTTTAATTTGTTTTTCCGCCATTCCTAGTAAAAGAAATAATGGAGTAACCAATATAGTAGTTAAGTATAAAATAGGAATTCCTAATGCACCAATTAATAAAAGTGGTGTGGCTAATGCTAAACTTTTTGCAAATTTAAATATTGCACCACCCATCATATCTAATGATTCAATACCTTCTTTAACCTTTTTGGAATCTTGTTCTGCTAATTTAGTAAATGTAGTTTCAATAAAATTGGCAAATTTCTCTACACCTTTCTTAGGTACAACTGCCCAAAGAATCATTCCCATTGCAGTTTTAATAGATCCTATACCTAATGCTTTTAAATCAGCTAATTTACCCCCACCACCAGCAGCACCGCCACCTGTAGCATCTTCTTCATTTTTTTCTTTTAGTGCTGATAATAGTTTCTTTCTGTGCAAACGAGTAAAAATAAAATTGCTTAAATTTCTACTGGAATACTCCGCCTCATCAGCGGAACTTGCCGCTATTTGTTGAAGCAATAGAGTTTGAGTTTGTAATTCACTTATAATAGCCATTGATCCACCACCATCATTACCACCAGTAGAGACTGCAATAAGAGCATCTAACTTTTCATTGGTTTCATTGGCGGCAGCCTCTATTTTCTTTAGAGGGTCCATTAAATCTTTTAAAGTTACAGCAGCCATTTAAGGTTTATTTTTTACAATTTAGGCATTTTTAATGAAGGCATCTTTGGTGCTTTCATACCTTTCATTTGACTAGAAGCCTGGCTTTTTAAGCCATCCATATTGTATTTATCCTGAGTGTCTTTAGTATTTTGTTGCTCTTGCTTATTACGCTCTTTTAGTAAATCATTATAAATTTCTAATGTATACTCATATTCATAGAAAGGAAGCAAATCCAGCTCTGAAGGCTGGAGATGCAACTTTTCTAAAAGTAATACTCTGACTTTAAAGAAGTTCAGCAGAGATATCTGGAATAATGAACATAGCCTTGATACCGCCGGGAAACGTGAGCGGAACGGTGACCTCCTCACCGCAGCTTTGACATGGGAATCCCATCTCCGGTTTTACACCGATTTTTAAATCTTCAGCTAACCTATACACAATTGTATATTTTGTAGCATCCCATCCTTGAAAGGAGGTAATTAAAGAAAATATATCTTTTTCTTGCCATCCTCGCCATTCTCTCTGTAAGTAAGGCAAGATAGCTAGTGTAGATTTATCCCAGCTTTGATTTTTTTCTTCCCTAGTTCTGATATAATCAGTTATAGCTCTCATAACACCGATTGTAGGTGGTGCCAATTTAATCATGCCATAATTTTTTGTAGTTATAGAATAACACCTATCAGCATCATCATAATATTTTTCAATTGAATCAACAATAGTATTAAATTGTAAATTGTTTGTTCTCAATTCAACAGATTCTTGTGCTTTACAATTATTAGTTTTACATGATTTTTTTCCAACAGGCATCATTAATGTTTGTTCTCCTGTTTTAAATGTTAATTCTCTAATTGACAAAATTAAATAAATTCTGTCTTCTTCAAGAACATCTTTATAAGATCCTCTTTGATTTCCATATTGTACTTTACTACATGATAGTACAATATTATTTAATCCATCATCTACTTCTTTTAAATTGTTTTCGTCTATTGTAGAAAACGCTCTAATTTCAGCAACTCTTGCAGGCCTGATATGAATTTCAAAATCATCTCTATAAAATTTACCTCTTGATGGGAATGTAGTAAGATCTAATTTAGTATATCCCACTAATGCATTTAATCTTTTTATTTCTACATCATCAGACGTAATTTTATCCATTTGTCTGTTAACATCAACTTTACCTAATTCCTTAACTGTTTCTTTAGGAGTTTCTGTAGCTTCTACTGCAATACCTTCAGCAGCAGCAAATTCTTTCTTAATATTTTCTTCGTGCTCTTTTGACATTTTTAATTATTTTTTATTAATTGTTTTTCAATTTTATTTTCATCAACAATATGCTCTACTATTAACTGTCTTACATATCTAGAAATTGCTACAGGTTTTATACCAGTTTCCATTGATTTTTGTATAATTATTGTATTTAGACTATCCTCATCTTCAGGTGTTAATAAAACTTGTAATTTTTTAGTAAGCCTTTTCTTTTGAGGAATAAGTTCTTGTACAGTTTCATTAAAACCATATTTAGGATTATCAGATTTAAATTTACCAATCCAATATTCCACTCTTTTTAAAACATCACTTAAAGGTTCATTGCCCTCAAAAATTTCTAGAACTTCTCTATTAAAAGCTTTAGTTCCAAAATCTCTAACTGCTCTTTTGATGTATTTACCTGACCCAAGGTTATTTGGGTTATCGTTTATAGAATACCCTACATAAACCTTGTTTGTTTTTTGCTGTTGTAATTTATAGATTATCATTTCTATATTATATATTTTATATTATATATTAGGGAGTAAGCAAAAAAACTGGGAATACTTTAATATTCCCAGTTTAATATTTAAAATTTATGCTCCTACGTTCTCTTCAACCCAGTGATCACAACGATAAGTCATTGTTAATTCAGCTGCATCTTGAGTTTCATAATTCAATTCATCCACAAAATCAGGTTGTCCTGTTGGGAATACATCTTTAAATGTAATCTTTCTGAAGATATCTCCTGCTCTGTTATATTGAACTACAATCATACTTCCTATATAATCTTTCTTTAATCCCATTTCACCAGTTAATGGATCATAGATTAAATTATTCCAATTACGGAAAGTATTATAAATGTAGTTTTCATTAGCTTCATTCAAATTAAGAGTAAAGTTCATGGTTAAATCAACAAACGTCTGAGCTGGCATACCTGCATAAGATCTATCAGCAAATTTATATTTTTGATTTATAGCATCAATAGATGGATTTAAGTTATTTAATCCTCCGATTGATTTTACTTGCTCTAAGATTAAACCCGTATCATCCCCTAGTGGTGAAAATACAGTCACCTCAAATAGGTTAGGCTGAATAGGTTCGTACCTTTGGCTACTGGCCCTTGATTGGGTATAATGTGGTAGTGGCATATTTTATTTGTTTTTTTATATATTCGTCTTTAGTTACTTCTTATTGAAAGTTTCCTGTACTAATTGCACCAGTTCTTAAAATAGTTGTTCTTTGTACAAGAATTTCCATTCCTCTCGTTGGTTCAATATATGTATCTAGGATACCTACATTTTGATCAATGACCTCTGGTGTGTTATTGGTTTCATCCATTATATTTCTATAATCATAAACACCATCATCATTTTGAACAGTTGCTAAGAAGTTATCAGCTAATGTTTTAATCTCTAATCTTGTTTGAGCTGTATTAAATTCAAATAAGTAGTTTTTAAGAATTGCTTCAATACCATCTTGGATGTAAATTACAACCTCTCTAACATTAATTGAACTTAAAGCAGATTTTGGAACTTGCTGAGCAGTTTTATTTGCAAAGATAGTTGGTCCTGTTCCACTTTGGAATACAATTGGATTGATTCCGAATGGCTCTAGGAAGAATCTGTCTTCTTGGTCAAGATTAATCTCTAATCCTACAACTCCATTTCCGCCTATTACTCCACGTCTTACACCTGCCACGATTGACCAAGGTAATGCGTTTTCATATTTAAGTATATAGTTGTTAGATACATATGCTGCAGGTGGTACACTTATGTTCTTACCTAAATCTCTAACAGTTAAGAATGGATAATAATACCCTCCCCATGAACCACCGCTTGTTGCAGCAGGTAACGAGAATCTAATTGTTGGATTCAGTGCAAGATTTCCACCTTCAGATATAAACTTAGAGGATAACCCTCCAGTTGCATCAGAGAAACTTGGATCTGTATTTTTCTTAAAGTCTTTAGCTGATGGAGAATTTACAATAGCAAATGCATTTTTTCTACTCATACATAAATTTGTATAAATAGCTTTACAGTTTGCTTCAATTCCATTTCCATAAGTATCTACTACATAACGGAAGTTAATTGTTTCTCTGTCGATTAAAGCTTTATATAAATTAGTTCCACCTAATATTGGACTTAAACATTTATTCTGTCTAGAATTTGTTCCATCAGGTACATGTTTAGTTGAATCTAATGCAAATCCAGGTAATTCAAATACATTAAGGTAATCTACCCAAGAATCAATTGGATAATAAACCTCTACTGTTTTTAAAGCACCTTGTGCAGTTACACTAATCTCAGATTGACATGTTACTTTAATGGCAGTTGTTCCTGCAGGAATAATTGCATATTCCGAAGGAGTTAATCCACCTTCTACAATGTTTATTCTTGTTAACCTAGAATGTGGTATTGTAGTAGAACCTTCAAAATGTACCATATAATTTCCTACAACAATATCAGCAAGTTCTGGTGAAGTTGTTGCAATAAGAATTTCATTTGGCTTTAATGTTGGTTCGTTTAATGAATCACCTATAATATCTACAGTAAGGTTAAGAGCACCTTTTAGTGTTTGTACACCTAAAGTACCTACTGGATATAAATCAAGTTGTCCTGTTGAAGTAAGATCAGATTTAGCAAATTGACCTGTTCCATCAATTGTAAATTGAGATTGTGATGTTAATGTAGTAAATGAATCTTGTTCATAAGGAGTAATGCTTACAGATGGTAAATAGTATGCTGGATCAGATATTGCTTTCTTAGTTCCTGCAGCAGTTGCCCCAGTTCCATCAATAATCCATCCAAAGTCTATGGCATTCATTGCTAAATAAGAAGTAAAAGTTCCTAATGCATCTTTGTAAACTGCTTCATCACCATCAGTTAAAGTACCGTTAGCAAATTGCTTTTGTAATGTTGATCCATAAGAACCAATAATTCCAGCAGCTCCACCGTTTACATTTGTATTTCTTACAAAACCAAAGTCAGCTTCATTAATATAAGTATAGCTTGCAGCTCCACCCGTTGGGAAATCTGCTAATTGCGTTGAACCGACATCTGATAATAATACAGTTACAGTATTACCTACAGTTTGTACAGATGTTACTGGTACCCATTCAGTAGTTACAGTATCATATATAAATGATCCTACTAATGAAGACGTATTTGCTCTCATTCCTGAGAATGCATTCCAGATAGCATCTTTAATAGCATTAGCATTTTCAATTTGTATTTGTATACCTCCAGCAGTAGGAACAGAAGTAGTTATTGTACTTGCTGAATTAACTACAGTTGTAGATAAAGTTTGTGTTCTTGCATAAGATAAGTCAGAAACAATTGATCCACCGTATGATAAGAAATTAACATCATCTTGGATTGAAGTAGCTTGAGTATATTCAATATTGTGTCCTATCATATCAATTCCTCCAGGTACACCATCTATTAAAATATCTCCACTAAATAAATCTTCATTTACAGTAACAAATAATCCAGTACTTGCAGTATCAGCATTAACAACTTTTTCAACGAAAAGGTTATTACCTAATAAATCTACAAAATCAGGAATTAAACATGCAGTATAAGTTGCTTGTAGTGTTACTTCAGTTTCATTAAAGAATTCTTGTAATAATGTATCTGTAGAATCAGTTGCAAACTTTTTTCTTTTTAATCCTTGTGTTGGATCAAAATACTTTTGAAATAATGGATCTGAATTAAACCTTGAATAAGGAGTAAGTACATCACCATCAAAATCTCCACCGAAGTTACCTTTTAATACAAAGATATCTACAAAGAAGTCAGATATTAAACTATCTTTATCTAAGAAACCTGGTACATTTGCAGCACCATACCATTCCTCAACAGTTACTTGATAAGGTAAAACATTTGATGCAGCAGATTTTTTAGCGATTATAGATATAGGATTTTGTCCTAAGTTAGTAACATCTAATAAATCATTTACTGTTATTGAACTTAATACATCTTGATTTGCCCCAACATTAGTTAAAAAATCTGATGTTGATGGAAACCAAAATTTATCTCTGTTATAAAATTTTGCGTATTCATAGTCTGCTCCAGTATTTGCTTGTGCTTCTGGTGTTGCAGATGTTGCAAAACGAACAGCATTAACTTTATCATTAGCATCTAAGCTTAATAAATTAAGAGCAAGAATAGGCCCTCTCTCCAAAGCTGCTAAACAGCTTCTGTGGAAAAAAGAATCTTTTCTTTCTAAATTTCTATCTATATCACCGTATACTTGTTTAAAGAAAGAAGTATCGGGAACAAAGACGGGTGTATTGAACGGGCCTGTCTTAGAAAAACCGACTACCAATCGAGTTTGATTTGCAGGTATACTTACGACTTGACTTTTATCAAATTCAAACCTATATGTTCCTGCAGCTTTAAGAGAAGCTATTTTTGGATCTAGTGCCATCTTATAATATATTTTTTTTGTTTATTTGTTTTTTTATATATCTACCAAGTAACTACTTTTTATACTAAGTCATAGATATCAAAATTTAGATTCCCACCCTTTGAATCTTTTTCTAGAATTTCTTCTATCTTATTTTGAATAGAAGGATCTATCTCATCATAAATCTCTTCGACAAAATCTGAAAAATCTAATGTAGTAAAGAACTCAGAACTATTTATACAAGTCATAATTAAATCATCATTACCTAATTGGCCTGCATATGATCCATTTGGGAGTTTACCAAAGGTTGATGATTCTTTTACAGTATCTTTATCATAAATGCTAATTTTATTTTGAGAAATATATTTTTTAAAGTTTTGACAGAAAATAGGTTTATTATCTTTTTTTACTTTAAGGCCAAATTGTTTTGTTTTGGCATCAACTCTATGTTTAAATTTAACAACACTTTCTTCATCAAATTCATTTCTCTGTGGAAATACAGTTTCCATTCTTTTTATTAATTCTCCACCAAACATATTCCATTCTATAATTAATTTTACATTTTCTGAGTGAAATAAATCAAATGCTAAAATGTATAGTGTTTTTGCAAATTCTTCTATGGTATGAGAATTACTTCTAAATCTTCCTATTTGCCTAATACCAAAAAAGTCAACAAAACTTCCAGGCGTGGTTACACCCTTCCAATCCTTTTCATCTAGCATCTTAATCTGAAAAATATTAATAACTGAAAAGTCTCCACCTGTACCTTCTGCTATATCAACCGAGAATACCCAATAATTATAATCTTCTTCTATTTCATCTAAATTAAAATTAGGTTGCCATAGTAAACCGGAGTAATCAATTTCGGCATCATCAAATTCTGGTATCTCTTTATGTTCAAATTCTATTTGGCCTTGTGTTAACTTTTTTAAACTAGCTGCACTTAATAATAATGAAGAGCTTGCTATAAACTGATTTCCATACTGTCTATTAAATGCTTCATCACTTCCTAAGTTGGCAACCTCTTGTCTCATCCATGCGTCATCTCTCCCAGGTACATCCCACCAATCAACTCGGAATGGTGTATATTCACTTAATCCTTTATCAGCAGCTGTATAGATGTCATAGAACTTATTAAAACCATTAGGTGTACTAGTTATTATTACTTTAGAGTTTGTAGATGCAGACACCGTTGGATAAACATTTTCATAAAAGGTATTTACAAAGTTTGCAGGTATATGAGCAAACTCATCCATAAATAATAAATGAATAGTAAAACCAATTGCTGCTTTCTTAGTTGTTGTCTGACCTATGATTCTACAACCATTATCAAACTTGGAATTAAACACATCCCATTTAAGTGTACCGGGCTTGATAAAGAAAGGTAAATGTTCTAATATAGTTTTACCTTTATCAATAATCTCTCTTGTTGTAGCACCCTTATTTGAAAGTATTAGCGAATTTTTATCAAAATTAAATACCGAATACCATGCAATAAAAATAGATGAACATATTGTTTTACCAACCTGCCTACTTGCTAAACATATATTAAATCTTTCAGCTTGAAATTGCCTTAACATATTTTCTTGGTAAGGCCTTAGTTCAATTGTCTGTAAACCTTCATCCGTCATTACAGTGCAATAAGTATTAGCAAAATAAACAATATCTTTTGCACACCTTTTAATTTCTCTTATCTCTTCATCAGTATAATTAAATACAATATTACCTTTTCTTAAATTAGGATTACCTTCATAGAAAGGTGTAGACTTTGGTTTATAACCTTCATCAATAGCCAGCATTAATTGCTCAACTTTATGACTAGTCCACGCAAAAGACTCAGCACCTTTCGATATCTTAAATTCAAATCCTGCTGATTCTGCTTGTGGTTTAGCCATTATCTTCTACTACGGCAATTATTTGGTTAATATGTATTACTTCAAATTCTGTATTATTTAAAGTTAACATTGTACCTTTGCCCATATTTTTTAATATAACATCTCCAGCCTTTAAATACTCTGCATCACCAGCATTAATAATCTTTGCTTGGCGATTATGTTTCTCAACAGGTATTATAATTCCTGAATCTGTTTTAGTTTCTTGTTGTTCGATTTCCTGAATTAACAGATAATCATTCTTCATTTTCATTTCCATCGACGTCTTCTATATCTTCTTCTTTAATTGTATCTTGTAAAGCTCTCATTAAATCTTTTGTTCCTCTAGATTTAATACCACTTTGTTTATTGGATGTTGAACTTTCTGTGCTATGATAAACATCTACATCACGAGATATCTTTTTAGCATTCTCTTCGATAGCTACCATATACATGGTTTGGCTTTTAATAATATCCAAAAGAGTTCTTTGTAAATCACTAAGTACTTCAAACATTCTTGGTGATACATCACCTTCATGTATTGTTTCCATTAATAAGGTAATAGCAGTTTCACTATTTTGCATTTGTCTTATTAACATAGATAATGCAGATTCATCTAATTGAGCCTTTGCTCTAATGTATTCATGCTCTGCAATAATTTCTTCACTTAAATAAAAAGTTAATAAACTATTCATTACCTTTTCAGCCTTTGTCTTAGCCTTAACTAAAGCAGCACCTTGTCCGCTATCTATTTTTACTGGCTGTAGTTCTTCGGAATTATTTTCTAAACCTTCTACCTCATCTGGTAGATCATTTAATAAATCTCCTAAACTGTCACGAAATTTACCTTTCGATGATTCTTTCATTATACCTTAAATTTATAATATATATTCCAAGTTATCTTGGGTTAGTAGCTGTTGGTAATAATAATTCTGGAGAAGCATTATCTAATAATAAAGCTAAATGAGAATCTTTTACTACATATTGACTTAAAATTAATTCTTGTAATTCTACCTCTATTGGTTCACTCCATATTCTGATATTGGTTAAATCACTTTCACACCCTAATAATTTCCATGCATAGCCTTCAGGAACTGTTATTGCTGGAACTGTTTGTGTGTTTATATAAATGTTATTTAAATCAGCTGTTTTATCTGGATTAATAGCACCAGTTAATTCTGGTGTATTATATAAAAATAATGATAATTGTTTAGCTAATTGATTTAAGTTAATAACAGCAGCATACCATTCACCCTTTAAAAAACTAACAGTAGATTTAGACAAATCATATTTATAATAAACATCATTTAATTTAATTATAAACCAATTTGTAGTATATGTAAATTGAACATGAGATGTTACAGGAGTTCTTCTTTCATAATCATCATATTGAATAAATGTATTACTTACTTCTTTATTTAATTTGGCAGTGTTAGTAATAGTACTATCAATATATGGCGTATCTAATGTCAAAGTTTTAGTTGCCACATCTACAGATTTAACTAATTGAATTCCATTATATGAAGTAGTTCCTCTAATAGCTATCCAATCACCTGCTACAATTCCTTCAGTACCACCTATTGGTAATCCTGGTGTAGTAATCATAGGAAATCCTGCATTATTGCTTATCTGTGTTATTAAAACATTTTTACCTATAGGCTTTTTATATTGAGGCCTAAACCAAAATGTAAATGCTCTATTATCAGTATCAGTCCATCCACCCGTATATCTATATTTTACTCCTATTGTATCTTTAGCTAATGTTCCTAGCGCATAATGATATTTAGAAATGATTGTCCATTGATTGTAAACATTCTCCTCTGTAATAGTCATCTTTTTATTTAGAGATCTTCTTACATAATCATTTGTTTGGCTACCTATAGTATTATATTCATTAGGTTTTCTAACATCCTTGAATTCATTTTCTCTTTCAACTCTAAATTTATCTTCTACATTTGAAACTAATGCCTTAGTTGAAACTTCAGCAGCATCACCTAATGCAGTATCCTCAAAACCAACATTAGTTCTTTGCTGATATGTAACTAGGCTTACTCTCCAATAAGATCCAGTATACATAAAATCATCAGCCTCTGCAATTGCATCAACCTCATACATTCTATTCATAAATTGTTTAAAATATAAATAGTCCCTCATTTGAGGTTTAGAACCAATACCAAAGACTGCTTCAAACGCAGATTTTACAATATGAATTTCAAATTGAACTGGAAAATCCATCATTAATGGATTAAAGTTTATATCTCTAGTAGGTAATTCATTATCAGGAATCATGATTTTAACTTCACCTTCCTTAATAACATCAAATAGAGAATATTCTTTTAGGATAACATCTCTACTTCTTTGGTCTGCTTTTGTTTTATAATAGTCAACACAAAATCCAAATAAGTTACTTGCCATTGCAGATAATTGGGTGTACATTTGACCAGCTCTAGATATATCATAAGGATTCCATGTATCACCGCAACAATCAAATGCTAAATTTAATGCACCTGAGCATCCATCAACACCTCCGCAATCTATTTGTGGTATTTTGCATATTACTCCACCATCATATACAATCTCTAATGCGATTGAATTAAAAGTTAATGTACAATCACCAACTTGTGTATATCTATATTGAATCCAAAATTTATTTGCAGGATTTAACACCAATGCTTCTAAATTAGAATCACTAAGTGTAACCCAATCTGAATACTGTACACCATCAATACCCCACCTAAAATCTTTGTTATAATAACAAGCGGTAGTTTCACCTGTAATAGAATCTGTAAAGCCAAGAACTTCTACTACATTTTCATAAGGTGTTTTAAGACTAACTAATAACTGATCGCCATTAGCATTTGTACTTGATCCAGTTACTGCCATTTTATGAATTTATTTGTTGGTCTTCTCCAATAGGTTTTTTCTTTCCAAAAATCTTATCAGCCGAAGCAAGACCTAAACCACCAATACATATTGCTGCTACCGCATTAACAAGGGTAGGCTCTACTGGTGTTTCAGTGTAAAGATTAATGAATAGTGCCGCACATAAAGATAAACCTGCAACAATACCAATAAATCTTTTTGAAGATGGAGTACCTTTTTCATCTTTTAAAAGGCCGCTTATCCAATTAATAATCTTTTTCATATACAAACATATTTTGTTTATATATTCATGTTCTAATACGGTGTATAGTCAGTCTTAACTAAAAGTATTGGATCATCTTCTTCTATTTTAGGATCAACCGAAGTTATAATATCAAAAGCATCAAAAACCTGTGCTTCATCCATTTCCGAAAGTATATCAAATAAAACTGTAGCTTTAATATAAAAATAAGGAGTTCTTTCAAGATACTTATTTTTCATAATACCTACATCCATAAATCTTTTATTAAAAGTATCTAACTGTTCTCTATCTAAAATCTGAGTAAGATCAAAAGTTCCTTCAATTATATTAAAATGAAAACTTACTATTTCTCTACCACCATCAACCTTTACTAATCTTGAAAATACTTTTTCATCTGATATCTTAAATGTTATAGTATCTAAATTAGGTAATCTATTAATTATGGATTGCAAAAAGAAAATAGAGTTAGGTTTAAAGTTAGGATTAGGCAACATGTCCTGGTCTAAAGTTTTCTTTAACTCTGCTCTTAAGAATGTGGATTTTGTAATTGCATTTCTAAAACCATCTAAAGATACTATAAATTCATTATCTTTTTTAGATTTGTTTTTGCACTCCTTTTTTACTTTAGAAATAATTAAGTTATCAACATAATCATTCTTATATAAAGTAAATGCAATATGGGTTGGTATTTCTAATTCAAATCTCTTATCAACTAACATCATTACTCATCTGTTTTTCTAATACGTTTATTGCATTTTTAATTTCAGATGGCATGTGTTTCATTGCTTCTTTAAAATCACGTTCACCTATTTCATTAATCTTTAGATACATTTCTAAAGCAGCAGGATTAGGATCCCATTTTTTTATTTTCTTAGAGGCTTTGGTTTTAGTATAAATAAATCCAGGTACTCTATTAAATTTTGATGCAACCATTCTCCATGCTTCTGCTTGTCCTACTGGATCAATCTTCAGTGCATTAAACATATTTGCTTGTATAGGAAATTTAATACTCATAAATCTATTTGTCATAAATGAATTTTTAGATTTATCATATCCTTTTAATTTATCCCATTGCTGATCTCGACCAAACAAGACCTTTATGTAATCAAATAATTTCATTACCTTTTATTATTTATATGATGTATTATTGTGTTTGTTTAAAGTTTATCCCAAACAAAACTTTCTGCAATATAAACAGCCTTTTCTTCATGAGTGATTAAAAGATCATTAAAGATTACAGGTAGCTCTTCTTGGCTGGATCTATATGGTTTAACTAATTTAAGCATTGCATCTTTCATAGTTTGTACGTGTGGAGCAAATGGATGTTGTTTTTGTATATTATCATCCAAAGTTCCATCACTTATATATAAGTCACTTGACATTGTTATAAAATATCTAATCTTTCTTTCTTGGTGCAACTTAAGTAACTGAATAGAATATAAATGATCTTCCCCATTTGGTATATCTTCATCCATTCTTTCAACTGCTGATGTTTTACTCTGTAATAATACTCTATCAAAATTTACAGGATGTTCATGATTTACCCAATGAGCTTCACCTGGACCATAATCAGGCCTTTTACATAATGATAAACCCCATACACATCCCCAGTATTGATTTTTATCTCCTACTTGGAAATGGTGACCTCCTCTTTGTAAATGATCAACTATATCTAATGGGTGCAACCCTAATACATCTAAATTAGGATAGTGTAAAATATGTTGAGCTATTGATTTAGCAAACGTAGGATATAACCAATCATCACCGTCTAATTGAGAAACAAAATCTGCATCACTGTTTAAAAATAAATCTCTGCATGAATTTTTACCCTTACCAGGCTTTCCGTTGCTTTCAGTTCTAACAACTTTAAAGGGAAACTTTTCTTTTAGTACCGCTTCCCAATGTTCGTCATTTAAAGTATTTACTACAATTACTGGTTCTATTTCAATTGACGGATCGGGGTAAAGACCTTCGACAGATTTTACTAATCTTTTTAACTTATCAATCCTGTGGTGAGTAAGTAAACATAAAAGTATTTTATATTTTATTATCATATTAGAATATCTTTCCTTTTGTTGTTTTATTAGTTATAAATGACATATCATCAGAATCATCATTATCTCCTTTAAAGAAACTAGCTTTAAATGCAGAATTATCATCTCCATCATATTTAGTTCCTTCAACTATTTTTTTCATAGTAGATACATTAGGTAGTACTAATTCATTAATATTTATTTGAGACTCAACGGATTGAAACATTTCATCTAAAATACCTTCTGGTATTGTATGAGAACTCAAAACCATTAGATTAACATTGGATTTTAAGTTTGATATAATTTGCTCTCTGCTCATATGTTTAGCTTTCATATGCCTAATAAGAATATTAGCTAAATCAGTAATATAACCTTCATCATATAAATACATATGAGATAATGAACCATGCTTATCCTTAAATTCTTGAATGATAGCAGATGCTTTTGCTTCACTAATACCATACCTTCTAGGTTTACCATTTTTAGGTGCTGATATATGCCAATATGCAGGTGGTACATTATCACCAGAATCACCAGTCAGAACCTTTCGGAAACGGAAATCCTCAGGGTCTACTTCTACAACTGAAACTTTCTTTTTGGATATAATAGATGAAAGTAATTTTTTAGATTGTGATTCTGGTGTTGATGATTCTTTCAGTACATCAAATAAATCTGTTGTTGTTTCTTTTTCCTCGGTAGTTAACCATTCAGAAAAACCTTGATAAGTATATAATTTTTTATGAGCTGGTGAAAATAATATTGTATGGGTATTATTATTTTGACTTTTATTTACTAATTGAACTAAGTCTTTATCACCAGTAAACATAATAACAGATTTATCATTTGCTAATGATTCTGTATTCCATGCATACATTAGATCATCGCCTTCTGCACCATTTACTTTGGAATAAATAACTCCTTGCTTAATAAGTAATTGTGTAAATTCTTCTGTAACCTTTGAAAAGTTTGCCCAGTTAATTGAACTGTCTTGTTTACGATTACCTTTATATTCTGCTTCTGGATAAAAATCCTTTCTCCATGATCTTGAATCAATAGTCCATACAACTTTATCAATCAGACCTTCGAATAATCTAATTTGATAAGCAAAATCTGTTGCAAGCTTTCTCATAAAGACAGTTGCATCTTCATCAGTACCAAGCATTTCTGTCTTTTTTGATTTTCTAGGTAAAACATATAATGTTCTAAAAAGAAAATAATTACCGTCTATTACGAACGTATGCCTTCCTGTTTTTCTCATATTATTGTATTTAATATAAATATAACAAATTTTAGTTATTACTGAAAGAAGATTTTAAAACAATTTCTTCACATTCCTCTTTAGGTAATTTAGATTGTCTTAAATCGTAATATCTTCTAACTGCTGCTCCTAATTCCATATAATTAGGAAATCGTTTTATTAGTGCTTCTAAGAATTGTGCTCTCATACTCCATTTAATATTGATTGCAGTTCATAAATACAAGCAAGCATTGATACTGCAGGATCAATTACCTGTTGTCTTTGAGATTGATATTTAGCAACTGTTATAATTACTTGTGGTATGAATTGAATATATGATTCTCTTTCTTGTTGAATAAAATCTATAAATTCTGCTCCTAAAGAAGATAGAACATCATCAGACCTATTTGCATAATTAGATAACATATATTGATAATTCTTTACAGGATCTTCTCCATCTATAACCAAATCATAAATATCTCTATATACAGAACTAAATTGTTTAATATCTTCTACTGTAATTTTATCTTTACCTTGCGATTGAAAACCTTGTAATTGATTTAACATATTTCTTAAATCTGGAAATTTTCTTTTCACTAATTCTACAGCTGCATGTTTATCAATACTAATCCCTTCATCTTTACAAATTTTAAGAATCCTCATAATGTAACTTTTCATTATTTCAGTTTCTTCTTCTTTAGAAAAATCAAAATCAATCATTTCAAACCTTGATTGAATTGGATCTGGTACTTTATTAATATAATTACATGTTGCTACAAACCTTGCATTAGTTGCAAACTGGTCCATCGTAGCTCTTAGCGCTTTAAAAAATTGATCCGATACACCATCAATCTCATCAAGTATAATTACTTTCATTTTTCCTGGCTCATCCATAATTGAGCGGTTAGCACAGAAATCTGTTATTCTATTTCTCACAATGTCAACTGAAGTATCAGTGGACGCATTAATGTAAAGATAAGGGTGTTTAAAATGTTTAACTAATACTTTAGCTGCTGATGTTTTCCCGGTGCCTGGACTACCGTGTAGCAATAAATGTTGATAAACCCCTTTACTTAGCTTCTCACCTACTCTTTTAGGTGTTATTAAATCCTCTAATACCTTCGGGCGATATTTTTCAGTAAGTAAAATGTTTTGTATGTTCCGCATGAATTTGTTTATTTTTATATGTAAAAAAATAAGATTGTTTACATTATGAATAAATATTAAAAGAGAATAAGATAATGCAAAGGCGACGTACTGTTAGGAAGATTTTTCAAGAACCACAGGCAATTATACATAGAACTAACATACAGCGAAGAAATGAAAATAATGCTCCAATAAGAACTACAAATAATCAGGCTATAGCTGCAAATGTTTCTAGAAATATGCAATTAAGAAATTCTGCTTTAGATGTGAATGATCTTGTTGTTAAATACTCAACTGTTCCTAAATTATTTACAGGTGAAACTATTTATATCATTGGAGGAGGTCCTTCATTAAAAAACTTTGATTTTCAACAATTACAAGGTTGCAGAACAATTGCAATTAATAAAGCTATCATTTATCATAATACAGCAGATGTTCTTTATTGGACTGATGGTAGATTTTATACATGGTTTAAAAATGAAGTGGATAGTTACAAAGGTTTAAAGTTTGCATTAAAACCAGGATCTCAATATACTCATGATATTCAAGTATTAAAGAAAGGAAAACCTTATGGCCTAGAAGAAGATCCTCAATCATTATCTCATGGTTTTAATAGTGGTTATGCTGCTATAAATCTTGCATATCATTTAGGCGCATCACGAATTATCTTATTAGGTTTTGATATGGCTAACGATGGAAAAATTACTCACTTTCATGATGGTTATCCTACAAAGGGTGCAGGTGATCATATTTATAAAGAAAAGTTTTTGCCAGGTTTTGACCAACTTAATTCAGAAATAAGAGCTAAAGGTGTGCATGTGTTTAACGCGACATCCTATAGTAGATTAAATGTATTTCCTAAGATTACAATAGAACATGCATTAAGCTTTAGATGATCTCTTAGCATAAGTCATAAACTCTCTTTGTTCTTTTTTAAGGAGGTGTTTACAGTGTTTAGTAAATTTGATTGATGTATCTATAATTCTACCATCTACACTTCTGTTCCGTGAGTTATGGGCTTTAGAACATTTACTACAAACAAAATTCTCTACCTTTTTAGAATCCATTCTAGATTTAATAGGAACTTTACATATTCCACAATTCCAGTCAATAAGATCTGCATCTTTTTCTAATTCTTTAAGAGTAGTGAAGGTTTCTCTAAAAGGATTCCAAATAGCTTTATTAACATTCTTTTCATGGCCATTCATATCCTCTACTTTAAATATAACTTCAAAGGCTTGGGTATCAGAATCTAACCATTTCATATGACGATTATTTAAAAGCAATTTTTGCTTCAAAGGCGGCAGGTTTTCTAGAAGAATACCATACCGCCTTTTATACCATCCAAAGTTTATTTTACGAACTTTATACATAGAGTTTTAATTTAACAGTTACAACATGTACAATCACATGATGAACCACAGTTACATACTTTACAATCGCATTTCATATTAATAATTATTTTTACAGGTTTGATCTTAATCTTGCAAATTTCTCAGATACAGATTCTGCTACATATTCAAAAGATTCTGGTATTTTACCTTTAGTTGCTTTAACATCTGAAAACATGTATTCTCGTATTTTATCTTTTCTTGCATCAGCTAATGAAGCTTCCCACCCGTTAATAGTATCTTCTATATCTCTTTTCATTACTCTTTTCATCTTAAGTCTTTTCAGAGCTAATGTTTTAAGTTCTTTTTCATCAGGTGCCTGGATACCTTTACGAATACCTTTTCTAATATCAT